GCCGGTGGGTCTTCGCCTGCCTGAACAGGCGTTCCGATGCCACGCGGTCGAGCGCCAGCGCGTCCTGCACGTCCGAGAGCTCGACCTTGGCGTTCGTCCACAGTTCCGCCCAGGCCTCCGCCGTGGGCTCGGCGAAGGGCGTGGAGCCGTCGGGCAGTTGCACGCGCACCTGGGGCCAGGCGGCCACGAGCGTACACAGCGGCGGCGACTCCGAGAGCGGCTGGATCTGCCCTGGGGTCTCGGCGTCGCGGAAGAGCTCGAGCAGTTGGGTGCGTGTCATGCCGCCACCCCCTGGAGCCGAGCCCACCGCCGCCGGATGAGGTCGCAGTAGCCCGGATCGAGCTCGACGATGCGGGCCACCCGCCCGAGCCGGGCTGCGGCCACGAGCGTGCTTCCCGAGCCGCCGAAGCAGTCGGCCACCAGCCCGCCCCGGGGCGTGACCGCGTCGAGGATCTCGATGAGCATCGGAACGGGCTTCGGCGTGGGGTGGTCACCGCCGCGGGGGATCACTTTGTTGTGGTGCAGCACGTTGCCGGCGGCGCGTCCGCCGTACCAGTGGGCGAACTTGTCGCCGAAGCGCACCTCGAAGCAGGTCTCGTAGGAGTACCGCCACCGCCACGAGAGCCCCTTGCACTCCCGCTTGTCCCAGATGAGCAGGTTGGTCACGTCGCCGACCTTGGCGAGCGTGTCCCAGACCGGCCCAACGACGTTGATGGGGCCACCGCCTCCCGCGAACACGTAGCAGGCCGCGCCGTCGATGCTGTGCGCTCGCGCCAGCGAGAGCGCATCGGTCATGACGCGGCACGCCACCTCGAGGTTTCCGTCGTTGGCGATCTCCGCCTTGGGCTGCTTGCCCATGCCGGACTGGTAGGCGATGCCGTACGGCGGATCGGTGATGACCGCGTCGAGCTTGCGGGCGTCGCCCTCCATGAGCCGATCCCACACGTGGGGGTCGGTCGAGTCCCCGCAGATGAGCCGGTGGGGGCCGAGCTGGACGAGCTCGCCGAGCACGGTCTGCGGCTCGGCAGGCGGCGGGCCCGGGTCCTCGTCGGCGTCGGGGGCGCCGTGGGGATTGCCCGCCGACAGGCCCAGCAGAGCCTCGATGTCGGCGGTCTCGTAGCCCGTCGACTGGAGCCCCGTGAGCGAGCGGTCGAAGGACTCGTGGAGCTCGCGGAGGATGTCGGCGACCTTGGCGTCGTCTCGCCGGCTCTTCTCAGCGAGTTTGTTGGCCGCGAGCATGAAGCTCAGCGCGTCCGCATCGCTCATCTCGACCGTCACCACCGGCACGCGCTCGAGGCCGAGCTGCAGCGCCGCCTGGTGGCGCCCGTGCCCCGACAGGATGGTCAGGTCGGGCAGCGCAATGATGGGATCGCAGAAGCCGTGGGTCTGAATCGAACGGGCGATGCCGCTCACGTCGTGACGCGCGTTGGGGTTCTTCGGGTGCGGCTTGAGCTCGCGGGGGTCTATGAGCCGCTCTTGGCGGTTAGCGTTCTCGTTCATGCGGTCCTCGCCCTTCGGCGCGGCTCTCGACCGGCCGAAATCGTGCGCCGTTTGGCTCCTGTGCCCTTCGTGTGGGTCGGGACGGCTAGCGGGCCGTCCTGGGCCTCACGAGGGCCGCTGGAGGCCTCCTGCGCGGTTTGCTTCGGGGAACTCTCGGACTCCCGCAGGGCGGATGCCCAGCCGGAGCCCGCGCCGAGGGCCTGGGACCGTTCCCAAGCCCACACGGCGATGCAGAGCGCGTCGGCCACGTGGCTCGATACCGACTCCCCGAGCACGGACTCTGCGAAGGCGATGGAAGCGCGCTTCCAGCCGGCACGATCCGTGGGGCGGCGAAGACTCTGGGACACGAGAAAGCTCTGAAGGCGGCGGCAGCCCCCACGCGAGGGGCGAGCACGCCAAGTGGATGCAAGCACGGTCTGGGCTTTCGCCCCTGCCAGGACGCCGACGGTGCACCATCGCTCCGCCGCCGCCCTCAAGTCGCCGTAGGTGGCTAGGTTGCGGCCCAGGTAGGCGGCCTCGACGACCACCTGGGCCTCGCCCGGCAGCCCGTCCAGCCAATCGAAGGCGATGGTCGAGCACTCCAGGGCCGAGGGCAGACCCACCCACTCGCCGCGACGCGTCACCGCCCCCTCCGGGCTCAGGAGAACGGCTCCTGTGCGGCCGGAACGGCCAGAACTCACGTCTATGGCGAGCGTCCAAGTCATAAGCAAATGCCGTGCCAATTTCTGCCTTGTGGGAACAGTGGGATCATTGTGGGATCACCAAAACCCTTACTATTTCTATCTGATCCCACTGATCCCACAGATCCCACATATGTTCTTCCTGTAAAAGAAATGCATTTGTTGACAGACTGTCATTGACAGTGTCAACTTCTGACATTCTGTCAACGATTATGTTTCTTATAGGTTTGTGATTTTGGTGTGGGATCTGTGGGATCAGTGGGATCATGTAGGCAGGGCCGCCGTTCTGGTGATCCCACATTGATCCCACTGATCCCACACTCGAAAGAAACTGCCCGATAGAAGCGCCTAGATCACGAAATGGGGCCTCCGTCTGGATATCGGTTCACCACCACTAGCCTCGATACGTGTCCGCCCAGGCGGACGTTGGTCGTCATGTGCCGCCCGTCCCGGCGGATCCATTCGCGGTCTGCCCACATCCGCAGGACAGCCGTTGCATCGTAGCGTCGACGGGTGAGCTCTTCGCAGAGCACGGTCTTGTCGACGCCGGTCCACCCCTTGGAGTGCTCCCACTTACCCAGCCAGCCCCGAAAAGGCGGTCGAGGGCTGCTTCCGTCACTCGGTCGCTCGTCGTCGTAGTGCCCGCCCTCGAAATTCGTCCGATTCGCGTGGATCCAAGCCACGATTTCCTCGTGTGCCTGCCGCGAGATGTCCGCCTTGTCGATATACGCGTCGATAGCTAGCCGGAGGACCTCCAGAACGACCGGGAGTGGATCCCATCCCCACTCAAACCGTCGATGGGCGAGCCTCGCGGCAAGAAGCACTACTCCGAAGTATACCAGAGCTCGGCCAAGAATCGATAGCCGAGCCGACTTTTCGATCGTTGGCGCTACATGCTGATAAAGTTCATCGGCACAAGTTGCTACGGCCTTCTGTGTGATCTCCTCGGGATCTGAGTCCAGGAGCTCCATGACGTACTCGATCCACTTCGGACCGATGACGCCATAGTTCTCACGCGAGAAGCTGTTGACTTCGTCACCAAGCGGCTTGTTGTCGCCGTGGATGGGCCCTCCCCACAGAGAGATGATGCGTGCGATCGCGCCCGTTCGGGTGGCGGAGTCGGAGAGGTTCTGTTCGCCAGTGGAAATGATGATGCATCGCCACGTCTTCCGCTCTGCCATCGAGCCGTCACGCTTGAGGCGCCCGCGGTCGACGCCGTTCGCGAGGCGATAGATGGCGGCCTGGAGGTCGTCCTTGTTGTTGGTCTGGCTGTCATCCAGGAAGACAGGCAGATCATTGAACAATTTGGCTTGCCCTTGAACGGAGTTCAGCGTGCCATCCCAGGCCGGAATGAGGTTTCGGTCACCGTGGGCTACACCGTAGACACTGGCTCCGAGGCGAGCCGCGGTGGTCTTTCCGCCAGTGGAGTCACCTCCCAGGTGGAAAATGAAGTTGTCGGTGTGCGTGGGTTTGAGCAGTGGCGCCGCCAAGCAGGCGTAGACCGTGAAAGGCAGCAACGTGGCACGGTTCGGCGAGTGCCGGCTGCGGACCTTCTCGTTGTATTCGTAGACCTTGGAGTAGACGCGACTGAATCCTTCGCTCCAGTCCGCCTCGCTGCTATTGTCGGCTTTGCGAAGAAGGCGAAGGTTCTCTTGTTCTTGGGGATCGCACACGAGCCGAATCCGCTCGGTCGTACCGAAGTTTGTCTCGCCGAGAGCGAAGATACGTCGCCCCTCGGGTGTGTCATGCCATCCAGACCTTGTGATGGCTGAGATGGTCGTGAGGTTGCTTCGGTTGTAGTTTTCGAAGCGGGCGAAGTACTCCACCAGGCCGCGGGACTCCGAGTCGGTGAAAGGCACTCCGTATGGCGCGAGACCGCGGAGGAGCTGGCGACTGTCGAATACGGTTTGCCGTGGAAGGGCGACGCTCTGCCACGCGCCGTCTCTCTTCCAAATCACCTCGAGCTCTTCGGCGGACGCGCCCTCAAGTCGCCGCACCCTCGATCCGAGGAAAATAGGCACGAAGGTCACGACCTGATTGTAGGTCTGTGGCCCGCCGGGACCATTCTTGACCTTGGTGACCTCAGTACCGAAGTCGGTGAGGACCACGTCGGGGGGAATTTCGAGCGCCTCGGGACAGGGGGCGTCCTCGAACACGGCTCGTATGGGCTCCCCTTGCCCCTCGCCCGCGTTGGATTCCCACTGCCGCTTGCGCTCTTCATGCACCTGCAGGCGAATGGCTGCGAGCGACAGGCCAGTGAGTGTGCGCAGTTTCGCCATGCCGACATCGCGCTGGGCGACGTCTTGGAGGCGTGAGAGGCGCGAGCACCAATTTTCGAGAAATCGCACGCGCGAATCGAGGTCGAGAGTGTGGTAGTCGTCTCGGGTGAGCTTGTCGAGTTCACCCAGGGCACCGAATCGGCCTTCACGCACGGTGGTCATACTCATCGCCGCCTCCGGGGCGGCCGCCCGATCCGACGCACGTCAGGGTCGATGTTCTTACTGACCCAGTCAGCCATGCGGATGACTTCCTTTTCGGCGCCTTTGCGCTTGCCCAGAGGTGCGAGCTCGGCGGCGCGCCGGCGGATCTGGTCCTCGGGGACCCCGAGGGAGGCCAGGCGCACGAGGTGGCCGCGGACGCTGTTGTGCCAGGAGGGGCCCATGTGGAAGTCGGGCAATTGACCGTCATGCCGAACGGTGCCGCTGGGCAGGCGGACGGTGTCGACCGTGGGAGGTCCGGGGAAGTACCGCTCGAGGCGGAGCAGGGAGTACCGCCGCTCGGGCATGCACGCCATGAGGTGAATCGGCTTGCCTTCCTGGCCGGCCTTGCGATTGCGCGTCATCGGCGGCCGCAAAATACGGGAGACGTCGCGAACTGCGTAGTCGGGGTGGAGTCGCTTGAGCCGGTTGGCGATGCCCCAGTTGAGGGCCTCGACGCGGTCTCGGTCGAGCGGGGCCACGAACTCGTCGAAGAACCAATAGACGTGCAGGCCGTTGCCGCTCCAGATGAGCGCGGAGGGCGGCAGTGCGAGAAGGGAGAGTTGCTCGATGGCGGATTGAACTTCGATGCCGCCCTTGACGAGCTCTAGGTCGGCATACGCCGCCACGAACCCGAGCACACCATCCTTGGTGCCGTCCCCGAACTGTCGTGGGTTCACGCCGTAGTACGTCTGGCCGTACAGGCCAGAGCGGCGGGAGAGGCGCCGGGAGACTGCCGCATCGATGAGGCGCACCTCGTTGGCGATGCGTTCGCCCTGGCCACTGTCTCCGAGCGGCACCCACCGACGGCAGGGGTCTGCGGGCTGCTGACGCTCGGGCTTGGCGTTCCAGGTGGGCTCGGGGCGGATCTCGCACCACAACTCTTGGCGGCCGAGGGTGGGCTCGTAGAGGGAGTCGAAGAAGTAGGCGGCGGCTTCGAAGTCGCCCCACAGCGACTTGGGCAGCAGTCTGCCCGTGCACTGTCGGAGGCGCTCGTGCTTCGTGGGTTCGTTCGTGGTGGCGTTCGTCATCGTCTCGCCTCCGATGGACAGTGCCGCACTAAGGGCGCGGTGCGTTCACTTTGTCCGAAGTGTCTCTTTTCTGGCCTACCTACGGGTAGGTCTGGCCTGACAGCGTCATGGCGTACTTCTGGGCGACTCATCCAGCCATCTCCTGCGACTGTGGCTCGCTTTTCGCTATCAGGAAGGCCGGCAAGCGCACCGCCTTGAAGCCCGCGGCCTTGCCCCACACGATGAGCCGCTGGGCCTCGCCACGGGTGAGCTCCGGGTGGGCGAGCTGTTCGGACGTCAGACCGAGCTCGCGGCGGAGGCACTGGACCTGTGCGTCGCTGGGCTTTTGGGCGGCGAAGCGGACGGGGGTCTTGAGCCGCTGGTTGATCTCGCGGTTGCGGACCGTCACGTCCGCCACGGCCGTGCGGACCTCTTCGTCGGTGGCAGCGCGGATGCCGGACTCGTCGAGCCCAGCACGGCTTCGCTTGGCGCCGAGCCGCGGGGCCTCTTGCTCGCAGAGCGCGAGCGCTTCTTCGAGGGGGAGCTTCTTGCCGATTTCCTCGACGGTGTAGCCGCCGGCTGCGTCTACCTTCGACTCCAGCTCGCCGCGGCGCTGCAGGTGCACGATCTTGAAGAGGCCGGCGCAGTACTTTGGGAGCTTGTCCCGCTCGCAGTCGTGCTGCCGGACGAGAAAGATTCCACCCAGGTCCGGGCCGCCGAGCATGAGGGCCTTGCCGAATTCGGTGTCCTGCCACTGGAAGCGGCCCACCCGCTTGACGCCCACGAGGTCGATGCGGTCGCCGTGCACGCTTGGCGCGAAGAGGTCGTGCTGGTGCTCTCGGTCGGAGCGGTCGGCGCCGGGCATCCCGGCGAGCTCGCCAGCGTCCTCGGGCTTGGGCTTCTGGCTCTCCTCGACCTCGTCCACGCGGAAGCCGCCGAGCATGTTGAGGCCGCGCAGCGAGTACTTGGTGCTGTTGCCCGTCACGTCGAGGATCAGGCACTCGCTCTTGGACGGATGTAAGCGCAGGCCGCGACCAACCATCTGCACGAACAGTGACCAGCTCTGGGTGGGGCGGGCCATGTAAACGCACTCGACCGAGGGCTCGTCGAAGCCCTCGGTGAGCACCAACACACTGACGAGGACCGTGAGCTCGCCCTTGGCGAGGCGGTCGTACATGCGCAGCCGCTCCTCTTCGGAGTGCCCACCGTGGATGGCCTTCGCGGAGATGCCGGCCGCCCGGAACGTCTCGGCGAGCTGGATGGCGTGGTCCACCGTGCAGGCAAAGAGGATGGTCTTCTTGCCGCGGGCGTACTGCTGCCAGGCCGCAAGGCACTTCGCCCGGACCTCGGGGGTGTTGAACACCGCCCCGATCGCCTCCTCTGAGAAGTCGCCACCCTGAGACTTGGAGGTGCGGATCTCGTCGAGGTCGAGGTGCAGCTTGCACCGCACGCCCACGGGGCGGACCAGATAACCCGACTCGATGGCTTCGATAAGCGAGTACGAGTAGGTGATCTGGTCGTACAGCTCTCGGAGCGACAGCCCATCGGCGCGGTTCGGTGTGGCCGTCACCCCGAGCCGCAGCGTAGACGGGCCCTGCACGGCCTCGAGCGTGCGGACGTAGGTGTCGGCTGCGCTGTGGTGCGACTCGTCGATGATGACGAGGTCGTATGGGCCGTGGGCCACCACCCGCTGCAGCTTCGGGCACCACTCGCGGGGGTGGAGCTGGTCGCGTCGGCCGAGCGTGGGCACCATCGCGCCGGTGATGTCTCGGCCGTAGCTCACGGGCTCGCCCTTGGCGAGAAAGCCGACGGTGGCCTCTGGCCATACCCGGCGGAAGGTCTTCATCGCCTGCTTGACCAGCACATCGCGGTGCGCGAGCACCAACACACGCACCCGCTGGGGCTGGCCCTTGAGCGTCCACAAGAGCCACGCGAGGGTGGCGAAGGTGACGGTCTTTCCGCAGCCGGTGGGTAGCACCAGCATCTGGCGGTGCGAGTGGTCGAGGAAGTACGCCCGGAGCAGCGCTACCCAGGCCTCCACCTGGTAGGGCCGCACGCCGAGCTGCTCGTGGGGCGCGAGCGTGGCGTTTCGCCGCGCGAAGTGCGCGCGGACCGTCGACTCCACCCACTCGGCGGTGAGCTCGTCCTCGGTGGGCGTCCGGGGCTGGGAGGCGGGGTTCATGCGGCCCGTGCCCCCTCGTGAAGCGCGAGGCGGCGCAAGGCCTCGGAGATGGTCTCGCTCGCCTCGATTTGGGACAACAGGTGCTGGGCGAGCCGGTCGGGGCGGTCCTCGAAGATGGTGCCGCCCGCGCCGGGGACCGTGAGGCCGGTGAGGAGGAGGTCCGCCAGCTCGATGACGATCTGGGTCGCAGTGTCGGTGTAGCTGAGCCACTCCGTGTCGACCTTGGACCCGAGGCAGGCGTGCATCACGGCTGCGTCGTCGCCTTGCAGGCGGCCGGAGATGCGCAGCGACAGCGTGCACCGCCAATTCTCGACTGAAGGGCCGGGCTCGTCGGGGTCCGCGAACTCGGGGGCGAGCTTCAGTTCGCGGAGCCGGCAGTCCCGGGCCACGACGATGCCGGCGTTGTCGGAGCTTGAGCCGTGGCCAGTGAATACCACGTGGTAGCGCCAGTGCTGGCTCGACAGCTTGATCTCCGCCACGCACCGGGGCAGCTCCACGCCGTACATCCCGAGCGCGTCCGCGTCGCCGTCCTGTAGAAACCCCTCGAGGACCACGTCGACCCAGCGGTCCTCTGGACGGTCGCCCTCGCCCTTGCCTCCGGGGGCGAATTTCTTGAGCTCGAATGGCCTACGGGCATTGTGGAAAATCAGCATTTGCCCACCTCCGGCCGCACACACTCGAGCGGCCAATACTTGCCTGGAGCACCCGCCACCCAGACGGATGGCTCGCCGTCCCGGAGCCTCGCGCGCGATACCGTCCGCGAACGCCGCCACTGCCATCGCTGGCCGTCGAAAATGCGGTACCGCACCGAAACTCCCACCGGAAACAGCGCGTTGAAGCGGTCGCAGAAGTGCATCGCCTGCATTGGGGACTCCTAGAACGGGATGTCGTCGTCGCTGAACGGCGGCGGCTCGTTATTCTGCGGCGGGGCGGAATTTCGCTGCTGAGACTGCTGGCGATTTCCGCCACCACCGCCCTCGACGCTATTCTGGCCGTCGGCGCTGCTCAGGAACTCGATTTCCGACACCACGATTTTCGCGGTGGTGCGCTCCACGCCGTTGTTGTCGCTCCACTTCTCGTAGGTGAGCTCACCTACCACCAGGAGCTTTTTGCCCTTTTTGACGTACTGGCCGACGAGGTCGGCCTGCTTGTCCCAGCAGACACACTTGTGCCATTGGGTGCTCTGGGCCTTGTCGCCATTCTGGTCTTTCCACGTCTTGTTTGTGGCGAGACTGAAATTCGCCACCGACTTTCCGGAAGCGGTGGCTCGCACCTGTGGGTCGTCGCCCACATTTCCGCTCAAGATGACCTTATTCATACTGGTCCTTTCCGCCGAAGCGGGGAATTCCCGGGGGCGCAGCGTGAGACCACAGAGGCCATGGGTGACGTTCGGCCCCTCTTCGCGCTGCGCCCACGCGCCGGGCTCGCGGTCGCCTTTGCCGGCGCTTTCTGCGCTCCCCGGCGACGGGGGGGAGCGCTGCACCCGCCCACCATCACCCCGCGTGCGGGGATCGATGGGCGCTTGGGAATTGGTGCCGGCCTTTCCCGGCAGTCACCGCTCAGTCGCGGTCTGGGGCCGCGCCGAGCACCGCGTTGGGCGGCACCGCTCCGGAGCCCATCTTCTGATTCAGCTCGCTCAGAATGGCGCGTAGCGAAGTCGTTCGTGCCCGCCATTGCTGCAACAAAGCCGCTTCCTCGCGCTCGACCGCCCCCGTCACCTGCATCCGCCGCCAATTGACGAACGCCAGCGACAGGGCGAGCCCGAGCGCCACCAAAAACAAACCGCCCACCGCAGAGACCATCCACAATTCGGAGTGACTCATTCGGTCGCCCCCTTTCGCGCTTGGCGGGCCAGGTATTCCTCGAATTGCCGCTGCTGCACGACGCTCTCGGCGGCACACCAGGCGGCGAGCTCATGGGCGTTCATTTCGGAGAAATGCTCGTTCCACAGCGGGAAAAGCACCTCGCCGCACATCCGGCAGTCCGCCTCGGCGCGGTGGGCATTTTCGACGCGGATGCCGTAGCGCTCGGCCACGACCGAGAGGCGGTGACGGCCCGAGCCCCTCCAGTACCGGCCCACGCGGTCGCTGCGGACCATCACCAGCACATCGATGATCGGCGTGGCCTCGATAGCGGAGGTCCAGGCGGCGCCGAGCAGGTGGGCCAACAACGGGGCGTCGAAGTGCAGAATGTTGTAGCCGGCGACCGCCGGCGCGGCTCGGACGCGCTCGAGGAAGCGGGGCGCCGCCTCACGGAGCGTCAGAGCCCCCGCGACGAGCTCGTCCGTAATCCCGTGGATCGCGGAGGCCTCCGCCGGGATGGGCACCTCGGGATTGATGAGGCGCCCGTGCGAGGTGACCAACGAGTCGTTTCGGTACCAAGCCGCGCCGAGCTCGACGATGCGCGCGGACTGCAGGTCGACGCCAGTGGTCTCGGTGTCGATGACCATGAGCTCGGCATCAGTCGGCACGGGCCACCTCCGTCTGGCGCAGCACGTGCAGCTCCGTCCGCGCGGGCGGCTGCCCGCCACGAGCACCCGGCGTCCACACGAACCAGGCGTAGCCGAGGGTCCTCGAGCCGCCGGCGCAGGCCAGCACGAAGTCGGGAGGGTGCGCGCTCAGCAGCTCACTGCCCGCCTTGGTGGTGGCCAGCGACATCCGCAGCAAAAGCGCACACGCCCTGGCGCGGGCGAGGCAGTGCAAGACGGCCCGGGTGGCACACTCCTGCCGGGGAGCAGTGAGCGCCCAATCCCAGGGCTGGCCGCTGAGTGAAAAAGTGATGGGGGCCATCACTTTTCGAGCACAGATTTCGCCGATGGGGCGACTAGGGGAGTGGATACTCACCGCAGCCGCGGTCAGGTCGGGCAAAGGTTGCTCGGTCGAGCGGAGCACGTCGCCGTCCGGAAACGGGTCGACGATGGTCTGCGGTGGAATCCCCAAAAATTGCCGACCGCCGAGCCAAGCCAGCAAGGCCTGCCTGCACCAATCGGGCGCAGGCCTCCGCTGGCGACGCTTCGGCGGCGCGAGTGAGGAATCCATGTTTACCGAGCAAAACATTCGTTCTCCTAAAGCCACTCGGGAATACGCCGCGGAGCTGACGACGCTGCTTCTGTGCGCGAACTCCCACGCTCAGACCGCTGATCCGGAGCGGCTGGTGCGGGCGTATCGGCTGACCTTCGAAGAGGTCTTGACGTGCCTCGAAGAAGGACCTCGAGCGTCGGCACGAAGGCCTCGCCAAGGCTTCGACGAGCAATCTCGACAGTGATCGCCATCTCCAATTCGGTGGGCAGTTGGCGCAGGAACGCGCGCAAGTCCTCGCGCAGGCGGAGGTCCTCGAGCGTGATGGTCTTCCAGTCGACTGGGGGCGCATCGGGTGGCGCCAGGTGGGCCCCGACTTGCCCCCTCGACAAGATCTGCTGCCGCGCGAACTGCGCCTCGTCCATCATCGCCGCGCCCTCCCAGCCTGAATGGCCACGGGCTTCGCCGGCGCCGAGAGCGTCGTGCGCATGCCGTCGAGGGCGAGCTGCACCTGCTGGAGCTGGGCCAGCAGGTCCTGTCGCTCGCGCTGGTCGACGTCCCCGTCTGCGAGTGCCTGGGTCATCTGCTGGGTGTACTCACCCAGCTCCCGCATCATCTCCCCGAATTGCGTGAGCGGGCTGGTGTGCGCCCCGAGCACGCCGGGGGCCTCGGGCACGGCCCGGTAGCCAACCATCTGGGTGAGGGCGTTCAGCGCCGCCCACGCGAGCTCGCGGGCGTTGGGCGAGCCGTCGTCGAGCCCGAGGCGCACGACGTCGGCGAAGGCGTTGACCGTGATCGGTGCCGACCGCTCGTCCGTCGACGCCCACGCGGCGATGGTGCTCGGTGCGCACCCGAGGTGGGCGCCTACGACGGTCGTGCGCAGCTCTGCGAAGAGCCGCTTGAGGGCCGAAGCCACAGGCTTCGGCGTGTGCGGGTACATGGCGCGGCGCATTATCCTCTCCTCTGCGGCCAGACGCGGCGGGGCGGAGTGGCGGCGATATTGAATGCCGGCCCCACGCGCGGGGGCGGCGGCGGTTGCTGCGAGCGAAGTCGTTGAAACTCCGCTTCTTCTTCGAAGGTTTTCGACCATGAGTCGAAAAGTGCGTCTTGGAGCGTGGGCTGCCGCAGGCGCTGGAAGAGCGAGATGACAGCCGTCGCGAACATCTGCATCATCGGGCCCCCCCATGGCTGTTGGGTTTCGCGTGTTGCGCGCAGGATCGCCCGCCGCTTCGCGTGACCAATCGCGAGGGGATAGGTATCGTCCCATCCAGACAGCGCGCCCCCTGGAGGCGGGGGAGGAGTGGACCATGGCTGAGTCGAGTGAAACGAAGCTGCCCCTGGGTGTGGTCGTGTGCCAGGGATGCGGGAAGTGGAACGCTGCGGACGTGAGCGTGTGCCCGAGCTGCAAAACGCCCCTTGCTAGTGGCTCTCCCGATCAGTCTGCAGGGGGGGGCATTCCTGCATTTGTCTGGATTATCGTTGGGTTTTTGGCGTTCGTTGGAGCAATGGCGGCCTACATCCTTTGGACGGACGCAGCCGAGACAGACCGCCCGCTCACCTCCGAAGAAAAGCGCCAAGAGCGCGAAGATACAGACCGCTTGATGAGGGAGCGCGAGGCGGCCGATTGGGAACGTGAAAAGGCTCATGAAGCGTTGGTAGCGGCCACAGCAGCTAGAACGCCCCCAGCTGTCTGCGCCAACCTGCCTGTATCGAAGTACAGCGGTATGGTTGTGGGCCACCAAGAGCAGGTCACAGACTCCGAAATTGTTGGTGTCGACATCCGACTTGTGTTCGAGGAGGGCGCCAACGACTATCACCGCGAACTTGGCTCCAAGCGGGAGGCGTGCGCAGAAGCCGTTAAGTATGTGAGCGGTGGCCACCCGCTCCGCTACGTTCGAGTTAGAACCTACACGTCTGGTGGCCGCATTGACGGCAGCGCCACCGGCGGGGAATTGATGCTCGGGAGCCGTTGGCCAAAGCCCTTCGTTGAGTGGAATGCGGAGTGGGAGCCGGATTGAATCCGCATCAGGCTGCATTCTCGCCCTCCGCGTTGCTGCTTGCTGCCAAAACTGCCCCGCCGTCTACATTGGCAAAGCCGGTTAGGAGCTCCTCGAGCGGCACTTGACCATCGCTCGCTTTATGGAGCGCCAGCGCAGCTACACGGCCAAGCGGTCGTCCTAGCGCGGCCTTGGTGACTGTAGCCCGGTGCAAATTCGCCCTTCGCGCCCAGTCGGCGTGGGTTGTCTGCTGGAGATAGACATGTATGGCACGTTCACTCATGCGGATGATGGTGCCACATCGGCACCAATCAAGTCAAGACGCGCTTCGTGCGTGGTTCCGGGTTGGCACTTGCCCGGCGTCGCCGGGTCGAATCATCCTGCGCCAATGAAGCTGTATCTCGCGGAGATCAGGCACCGAAAGGGGCTCACCCAAGAGCAGCTAGCTCATTTGGGAGGGGTCGACCGGTCAACGGTGAACCGCCTGGAAAACAACTTTCGCGGATGGAGCGACAAAACGCTGGACTTCTGGGCCGGCATATTGGGCGTGGAGACGCACGAACTGCTTGGGTATTGCGTAAAGCCACACATAGACGCTCCCCCGAGCGTGTGTAGACTGCATAAACTGATCGACGGCCTCCAAGAAGAAGATGCCAAGGCCGTCGAAGTCTTGATAGAGCAATTCTTGGCTGCAGTAGACCGCCGGAGCCCCCCACCCGCTCCCTAAGGCAAACCGTCTCTCCTCGCGGTCACTAGCTCCGCGAGCGGCGTTGGCTCGCGCTGTGCGGCAGAATCTTTCAAGTGTAGCCCCGTCACCCCGCCGACCACAACTACTTCGGAATCAGCCGCGTCGAACAGAGGCATGTCCATGTCCCGGAGGTCATAGACCTCTTTGCTAGCCGTTGTAGTCCTGCGATGGGCTAGGTAGTGGCGGCCACGCCATCGGATCACCACCAGCACCGAACTCTCCGCAACCGACTCATCCCACGCGACTGAGAAGCCAGCCAGGTCTCTTGGCAAGAGCAGCTCAGGATTCATGCCCTTTCCTTCTGGTGCCGAATCGGCACCTAAACCCTTGACAGCCTGGTGCCGATATGGCACCAAGCAGAAGACGGCGCGGCGCTGGTAGGCAGTCGCGCAGGACCTCAGCCCTAGATCCGCCCAAAGTGGCGTTTCAGTGCGTACTTTTTTCGTTTTTTCGGCGGCGGTCCGCCCGGGTCCCCATGCCCGGAATGATGCCTGCTCATGTGTTCAGGCGTCAAGATGGATCGTCACGTATCCCGCTTCGGCGGGCAGGAGTTGCGCATGCAACCTAATCGCCACCACGCGATGCTCACCGCGGAGCTCGACCGACTCCGTGGCACTGGCCCGACCCTGGCGCTGGTTCGGCGCCGCAAGTTCCAGCGGGGCTTCTATGTTTTGGCGCGCCTGCGCGCCCGCGAGGACGCCACCGAGCCCACAGCGCCCGCCGACCGCACGTCTTTCACCGTCCCCTTCGACTTTGACCCCATGACCGGCTGCGAGCTGCCCATGGCCCCGCGCCACTACTTCGAGGAGGTGGCGCGATGAACGCAGCGCCCGAGGAGTCCATGCCTGAATTCGAGGAGGAGGGGGCCGCGGCGCCTCCCTCCATCGAGGAGAACATCGCCAAGGTGGTTCGGATCACTCGCGCCGAGGACTGGATGGACCTGGGTGATGAGCCCTTCTTGACGACATCCGGGTGCGACAAGGTCGAATCGCACTTCAGGATCGACGTATCTGGGCTACGAGTCAGTTCCTCGAAGTCTGGCGCGACCGACGAAGTCGGCGACGAGATCGTTGAATACGAGGCGACCGCTCGCTTTGAGCTTCGCCTCGGCAACGGCCCCCGCGTGGCTGAGTATGTTGGCCACGCCAACACCGGCGAGAAGCGCATTCTCAACCAGCGCCTCCCCAAAGTGGTGTGGGAGGGGGGCGCCCCGAAAGTTAATGACCGCGGCGAAGCGGTCATTGAGATGGATGCCCGCACGGGGCGTCCGAAGACCTCGATCACTCGAGGGGACGCGCTGCAGCTCGCCTCCCGCCAAGCCGCTGCGCGATGCCGCAACGGTGGCATCCGGAAGATCCTATCCATCAACGCCATCGGCTGGGAAGACCTGGCTGCGGGCGGGATTGAGCGCGCCCAGGTGGAGCGCGCTGCTGACGGCAAGGGAGGGCAGAAGAAGGCTCCTCCGCAGCGGCAGCAGCCCCAGCAAGCCCCCCGTCAGCAGCAGCCGGCCCCGGCCCCGGCCCCGATGACAAAGGAGCAGGCGGATGCCGCTGGCAAGTACGCCCGCGTGCTCGGCGGCAAAGAGGCCGTAAGCGCGGCTTTGAAGACCGCCGGCGCCTCGAACTGGGGCGCGTGCACAGAGCCTCAGGCGCGGCTGATGCTCGATGCATTGGCCAAGATGTGTCGCGACCGCGGCATCGACGACCCGGTGACGGGCGAGGTGCACGCGCATCCGGCCGCGGCGGAAGCCGCAACCACCACCTCCCCCCAGCAGGCGCCTTCCCAGGCGCCACCGCAGTCCTCGGCCCCACCGCCCGCCACGGCACCTACCTCTCAGGAGCCTGCGACGCAGCCGCCTGTCCCGGCTGCGTCGCAGGCCTCCGCCAAACCGTCGCCCGATCCCCTTCGGGACCTGGCCAGCGAAGACGTGCCGTTCTGAGGAGGGCGTCATGAGGATACTGCACACTGGAGACATACATCTAGACCAGCACTCGCCCCACGAGCCGCAGGAGGCTCTGCTACACGAACTCGCGGGGCACGCGCGAGGCTGCGATCTGGTCATCGTCGCGGGGGACTTGGTGTGCCCTGCGCACAAGCGCCGGGCGTTCCCTTGGGAGCGCCAAACGCTGCGGAACTTCCTCCACGCGCTCGCGCCGCTCCCCGTGCACATCGTGCGGGGCAACCACGACGAACTCGGCGACCTCGCCCACCTGGGGGACATCCCCCACGTCACCGTGCACGAGACGGGCACGGTGAGCTTGGTCGAGACCTCAGCGGGGCAGCTCGTCCTCGCGGCGGTGCCCTACCTCGACGAGCAGGTGTGGGCCATCGGCGAAGACGTACCTGTGGGCGAGCGGCACGTGCGGCTCGAGCAGACAGTCACGGACTGGCTGGCGGCCAACCGGGAGGTCATTCCCCGCCTCGGCATCCCCCTGGTGGCGGCCTACCACGGCGATGTGGTGGGCTCGATGGTCCGGATGGGCCAGCCGAGCATGGGGAGCGAGCCCCGGCTCTCGCTCGAGGCCTTCACCGGGTATGACCTGGTGTGCGCCTCGCACATCCACTTCGCCCAAACCCTCGATCTGCCCACCGGCGGCGCCTTCGTCTACGCCGGCTCTCCCTGGCCTCACTCCTTCGGCGAGGAAGGCCAAGGCGGCAAGGGCCCTGCCATCCACACGTGGGACGGGCGGGGTTTCACCACGACGTGGTGCCGGCTGAGCTACGCGCCGCTGCTCACGCTCGACCTCGAGTACCGGGGCGAGGACGGCGAGGCGGCGCGGCTCTGCTGGCCTACCGGCGAGGCCTACATGGGCCCCGCCGACCTGGCCAACCTCGCTGCCTCACTGGTGGCGGGCGCCCACGTCCGCCTGCGCGTGACGCTGCCCAGCAGCGCGCTTCCCACCCTGCACCGCGAAGGCCTGCGGACTGACTTCCTGGCGGCGGGAGCCGCGAGCGTGAAGGTCACGCCCAAGCCAATAGCGGAGCAGCGGGGGCGCGTCACGGCGGTCCGGGCGCACGAGCGGGCGCCGGTTTTCGAGCAGCTCGAGGTCATGTGGCGGGAAACGCGGTCGGAGCCGGACGACTCCGACAGGGCAGCCATGCGCGACATCCTGACCGCCCTCGAGGCGGCGGCAGCGGCATAGGGGGGAGCAGTCATGCAGCTTCACAAGCTTCGATTTTCGAACCTCGCCTTTGGCGCGGTCGCCAAGAGCCAGCCCGGCGCGCCCTGGGCTGACAAGCAGCGGGTGGTCGACTTCGACGCGATGCCGCAAGGCATCATCCGCATCGCCGGCCTCAACGGCACCGGCAAGTCCACCATGCTCTCGCTGAGCGGGCCCGGGACACTCTACGGGCGCGACCCGTCTCAGGGCGACGTCTACGGGCTCGCGGGGGCGGGGCCGAGCTTTTCCGAGATCGAGTTCTCCATGGCGGGCCACCGCTACTTGGCCCGGGTCGACATGTCCCGGGGACTCAAGAGAGCCCGAGGGACGGGCGAGCTGTCGGAAAAGAAGAGCCGCGAGTTCCGGCTCTTCCAGGACGGCGAGCTGCTTGCCCAGGGTGAGGCGGGTTACCGCGACGCCGTCGAGGCGCTCGTGGGGACCAACGAGGACCTCCTGGCCGTGGCGTACCAGCTCCAGCGCAACGCGGAGCACGACGCCCGGACGCTGACGAGCTTCGCGGCGGCGACCGCCGACCAGCGCGAGGAGATTCTCCGCCGATACATGGGCCTCGAGGCCATCCAGGTGCTCGTGGACCGAGCCACCGAGGAGGCCAAGACCCTCTCGGCAAAGGTCGCAGACCTTCGCCCCCAGCTCGAGGCAAGCGATGCGGCCAAGCTGCGGCTCGCGGAGCTCACCGAGCGGCGTCCGCAGGCGGCCCAGGCGGCGGCGGATGCCAAGCGCGAGCTCCAGGGCGCCACCGCAGCCCTTACGGCTGCCAAGGCCGCCCATGCTGAGGCGGTGGGACGGCTGCAGGCGGCTCAGGCGGCGAAGCGCCGGGTCGACGAGCTGCTCGCCGAGGAAGCGGCCCGGACGGCTGCGGTGGCTGCGGTGGCTTCCGCCGAGAGTCGCCTCGAGGCGGCCAAGGTCGACGTCGAGCGCGCCGAGGCGGCTGTCTCCGATGCTGCTCAGCGCCTGGACCTCGCGCGGGCGGCGTCGCAGGACGTGGCAGCACGGGCGGCTGCGTACGACCAAGCACGCTCCGCCCGGGACCGGGCGAAGGCTGCCCGAGACGCGGCAGAGGCCGAGCAGCGAAAGGCTGCCGGCCAAGTCTCAGAAGTGACACGGGGCTGCACCGACACGCGTGGACGCCTCGCCGCAGCGCGAGACGCGCTCACCGGCGCTGAGGCTGCCAGCGCAGCCGCCGGTGAAGCCCTGGCGGCTGCGGCCTCGGCAGAAGCCAAGGCATCCACCGAGCTGAAGGGCATCGAGCAACAGGGCCAGCAGCTCGCCGAGCAGCGCCAACCTCTGCAATTGGACCTCGACACCGCGGCGGAGGACGTCACGTCGGCTCGGCTCGCTGTCAATAACGCCACAGCCAAGCGCGCCCAACTCGAGACTCGCGTTACGCACCTCGAGGCGGAGGTGCAACGCCTCACGCGGCAGTCGTCACTCTGCGACGCAGTGCCCTGCCATGGAGCGGGTGAGTACGCCGGCTGCCAGCTTCTGGCCGACGCGGTGCAGGCCCGAGCGCTCCTCGAGGGCCCCACGGCCAAGCTCGCTGAAGCACAGGTCGACCTGAGCGCGGCCGAGCGGGCAGTGACATCGGCCCAGGCGGCGCTCGACCTGGCCTTCGAGCGGCAGGCAACCGCGAAGGCGGCGCTGGACGCGGCCAGCGAAGCGGCCGAGCCGCTCCGAGCCGCATATCGCAGGGCGCGCGAGGACCATTCGCTTACCTGCGCAGCCACCGATCAAGCCAGAATGCACGCGGAAAGCGCCAAAGCGCGGCTTGCTGTCTCTCAGACCACCGTCGCAACCCTCGAGGAGCGGCTGACCGCCCAGGAAGCGGCAATCACCCAGGGCGAGGCCGTAGCCAGCGCAGCCGCGGCGCGGCTCGCCGATGCCGAGCTCCGGCTCGGAGAGGCCGAGGCCACGCTCGCAGCCACGCCGGCCCCCACGGGCGACGCAGCGCGGGCCTTCGCCGCGGCCCAAGCTGCGGTGGCGAGCGCCCAGGACAGGCTACGGCAGGCCCAGGCCTTGCGGGATTCGGCGGCGACCGCGCTCGCGGAGGCCTCCGGGCGTCTCGCGCGGGCTCGGGAAGCGAGCGTCGTCTCGCAGGAGCTCGCCGCGGCCCAGGCTGCGGCCACCGACACCGGCTTCGCTGACGAGCTTTCACGCCTTGCGACGGCGGTCGGCGGGGCGGAGGCCTTCGAGCGGCAGGCCCAGCAGGCTTTCGAAGCGGCATCCGCAGAGCTACACCGCCTGGACGGGAGCTGCGCTGAGAACGAGCATCGGATTGCCGAGCTCGCGCCCATCGCGACGAGAGCCGAGGCGCTCGCCACCCAACACCGGCGCACCGTGCGGCTCCGGGATGACCTGGCGCGCCTCATTCGCCTGCGCATCGAGGCCTCCCTAGAGGAGCTCACGAGCCGCATCAACGGGCTCCTCGAGCACGTGTCGGCGGGGCGCTTCTCGGTGCGCTTCGAGGTCGAGACGGTCACCCAGGCCGGCAAACCCAAGCCGGCCTACTCGCAGGTGGTCTTCGACGCCCAGACGAACTCCGACCGGGAAGTCCGCCACTACTCTGGCGGCCAGCAGACCATCGTGAGGGTGGCCACCCAGCTCGGGCTGATGCTCTACGCCAACTCGCACCGGGCCATTCCGCTTCAGACGGTGTGGCTCGACGAATTCGATTCGGCACTGGATGCCGATGGCGAGTTCCGGCCGGGTGTGATGGCGCTCCTGCGGGCCTTCGTAGAGACCATGCGGACCACGGTCGGCGACGTGCGGGTGTTGGTGGTTTCGCACGCGCCGGACTTCGACGCGGACTTCACCTTCCGCGCCGAGACCATCGCCGTGCGCCCCCTCTCCGAGCCCAGCGCTCTGCTGGAGGCCGCATGAGCGCCCACGCAGCCCCCAGGGCGCGGACGCAGGAGAGCGCCCAGCTCGGCTGGGGCGTCGTTGCGCGGCGCCTCCGGCCCGACTCCGTCGCGTTTGGCGCGGTGGCGTTAGCCCCCGGACGGGGCGAGGTGAAGGTCGCGGAGGTCAACCTCATCGTCACGTACGGTGGCGACGCCCTCTCCGCGCTCGAGCCCATGCACGCGGCGTCGGTGGCCTTTTCCTATGCGCTCGCTCTCGCGGGCGCCATTTGGGTCATGGACTCCGAGTCGGCGGAGCTCCTGCGCGAGTACGTGACCGCCACCGACGCGATCCGAACTTTTCCGGAGATATCGGTTTTCTCGGAAATTCCGGGCACGTCCATCGCGCGAAAAGGCGAGATGGCGAGCCTCGAGTTCCGCGAGCTCGCCTTGGCGCTGGCCAAGGAAGCGAAAAGGAGGCTGCAATGAAAAGGGTCCACATCAAGGCGCTCGCAGCGTTTCACCTCGGCAATATCGTCCCGCTGGCCTTGCAGTGTGATTTGGATTTCGACGGACGGTCGCTCGACATCAAGTCGCTCAACTTGGCGCTCAGAGACGCAGTGCTCCACTCGGCCTGGAAGGGCGCGTTGCACGAGACATTTGTGTTCGACGGGCGCCTGTCAATCTCCTCCTCCGGACAAGCCATCTGCTTCACGGGCGAAATCGAGCCCCTCTCCGAGTCGGAGCGGCAGGTGCTCCGGGGAGCGTGCGCTGATGACGGCACGTCCTGGGTTTACGCGGCACTGGTCGGCGGGGCAGAGATTTCCCTGAATTTCACTGCGGCACAGACGCCGATGGCGGCGGCCTGAGATGAAGGAGCTGGTCTGCATGGCGCTCTTCGCGCTCCGACCGCCAGACACCCACCACGCCGAGGCGATGGAGGTCTGCACGGCGGTCTTTGAGGCTGCGGAGGCCGCCGGCGAAGACCCCATCGAGCTGGCCGCCCAAGCCGGGCGGGAGTCGGGGTGGCGGTGGAATACGCCCGGCGCCTGCAAGGGCCCGCTGCAGGTCAACCCAAGGTACTTTTGCGAGACCGTGCCGTGCGACTTCGTCGCCGCCGGAATCGCTGCTCGGAAGCGATTTCGGTCTGCAATCGTTCGGAGAAATCGCCCGGACACAAAAATGGAATTGCTGTGTGTCTACCTCCGCGGCTGGGCCCACCCGCCCGGAGAAGCCTGCGCCTACGGGCACAACATCTTGGACTGGACTCGGCGCGCCCGGCGCGCCGTCGGGGGTGTCTTGTGAAAATGTGGCAAATCCGACTCCAGGCGGGTGAAAGGGTCGAGTCGTTCGACCTACCCGCCAAGGACAAGCCGAGCGCGGTGGCGCTGGCGATGTGGCTCGGGCGCCTCATGCCCGGGCTCGAGCGGGCGATGGTGGCCTGCGGGGCCGAGACGGCGCTGGTGGTGCCATGAAAGACTGCGACCGCCAACACATCACGGTGGGAATGCAGGTGTTTTACCAGCCTGCACAAAGCCCCTGCAAATACGTGGGTTATGTCGGCACCCCGCCGCTGCTCATCGGCGACGACTGGTGCGTGACGCTGGTCGGCATGTGTGCCGACTACCAGCGGAAAATGCAGCGCTCGGTCTCCGGGATGGTCCCCATCGCGGAAATCGAGCCGGTGGGGCTGCTGCCCATCGGCGGAAACTCAATCACGGGGCTTTCCCTGTTGGCCCAGCCGCGAGGCGAGGCGGCCATGTTGTTGCGAGGCCTCGCCGACCAAGTCGAGCGGGGCAACATCGCGGCTGCTGACATTCGAATGCGCGAGGACGTGCGCGGCTGGGAGATGCACATCACCACCGCTGCGCAGCCGCCCAAGCGGGAACTCTGGCTCCTCGCTTCCCCGGGGGAAGCATGATTTCGGAGCTGATTGCGGCGGCAGAGGCGGCAGTGGAAGGGGCACGCGCGGCCCAGCAGCGCTGTTTCGAGGCGCGCGAGGCGCTCTACTCGGAGCGGCGTTTCCTCGAGGACTTGGTGAAGGTGCGCGCTCGCGTCGAGGAGCTCGAAGCGGCAGCCGAGGCGGCGAGCATCAAGCAGGCCATCGCCGAGGCGCGGGCGCAGTCGGCCATTCAGCAGCTCCGGGCTGCGCAATGTGGAGGCGAAAATGCGGTTGGATTTCGTGCGTGACGTCGAGGTCAGCATCGCTGCCTGCGAGCGCCAATTGAATTTGTTGCGACAGCAAGCTGCGGCAGTGCAGCAGGAAATCGAGAAGGGGGAGCGAGCGCTCCGGACATTCCACGAGGCCAAGGCCGCTTTCGAGGCGGCCAAGAAGGAGAGCACGTTTGTCCGGCGTCGCTTTGACCCCGAGACCAGCAAGAGCATCCATGCGCGGGCTCTCGCGTGGTTCGCCGAGAACAATGGGGGGCCCACCCAGTGCGCGAAGGCTCTGGGCCTCGAGTACAACACGGTCCGGAACATCTGGCGTTCCATCAAGACGGCCAAACCCGCCGCCGCTCCCGTCGAGACGCCAAAGGCGAGCCCAACGGAGCACATCCGGGCGAACATCTCGGCCATGATTGCCGCGGCGCCTGTCCTTCCGCCTCCGCCTCCGCCTCCGTCGCCTCCGCCTCCGCCGGCCGGCGAGGCTTTGACGTCGGCGGACCTCACCGCGGCGGTCAGGGCCTACGTCCTCGCTCACCCTGGGGCCAAGTCCAAGGAGATCGCGGCAGCTCTGGGCATCAGGCCGCACCAGGCCCGTGGCTACCTGGCTCACGTCCCCAAGGGGGAGCGGGCCGCGAGCCCACCGGCGGTCGCGCAGAAGACGGCCGAGGCGCCGGTTGAGCAACCCATTGCGGCGACCGCCAAGAAGCGCTCTGCGCCGGAGGCCTCGCCAGTCGTCGCAGCGCCTCGCAGCGAGTCGAAGCCCTACTGGGAGCCCATCCTCGCGGCTGGTGGCGTCCCCGAGACGATCATCGACTGCATCGAAGCGCTCGACGAGTTCGGCGTAGCCAAGCCGGAGTCGAGAATTGCTGGCACGGCGGGAATTACGGTGCCCTACATGCTCAGCACAAAGAGCCAGAAGGTGCTGAAGCTGGCGCAGGGCCTCGTGATGGACGCCTATCGCGACGCCTGCCAGAGGGCAGCCGTGCAGTGAGATGGAAGGGCCACTGCTGCGCGCCCCGGCGCCCGGCAGAGACAAACCCACACAACGAAGGAGGCTACCGATGATGATGCGAGCGCTGGACCTCCTGGAGAAGTGTGTGGACGTGGCCCGTGACTTCACCGACGCCTACCGCGAGCGCACCGCTGCGCTCACCGCACTCGGCGAAGGGTGCGCGCCAAGGACAGCGGAGCTACACTCGCGCCCGAATCGCGGCGCGCGTCCTTGGAGGGAGACGCAATGCCCAAGGGACGAAAGCCCGCAAAGCCGCGGGCCTGGATACGACAGCGAGGAGATGGACGATGGGTGCTCCTCGTCAGCAATGGAGGCGGCGCTCGCCCGGTCGAAACGCTCCTCCCAGAAGGTTGCTCGGAGAAGCAACGCGCAGCCGCCCTCCGACGGGCGGAGAGCGAGCTAGCGTCCGGCTCCTGGTGGGTGCCGACGGCGTGGGACGGCGAGGACGGGATGATCGAGCGGTTTGTGGCATCGAGAGTGGAGCGGGGGTGTAAGCCCAAGACGTGCGCCGGGTATCGGCAGCATCTGACCGCCGCACGCAAGATGTTCGCCGACCGCAACCCGTCCGAGCTCACCCGCGACGACGGGCTGGCCTACGTGAAGGCGCGCACGAAGCTCGTTCGTCCCGCCACCGTTCGGCAGGAGCTCGCTGCGATGCGAGTACTGCAGGGGTGGTGCGTCGAGATGGGCTGGGCTTCCAAGGTAGCCTGGGCGGGAGTGACCTCGCCCAAGGTGACCGACCGGCTCAAGCGTGCAGCGACGACGACGGAGATCGGCCAGCTCATCCGAGCGGCGGAGCGCCTCGCAAAGGAGCCGCCTGCGGGCTCGCATGCGGACTGGTCGTGGTGGCCGGCGGCGATGGCGCTGATGCTGCATGGCTTGAGGGCCTCCGAGGTGTTGGCTCGAAGGGCCGGCGATGTGGAGTTCCACACCGGCCCCGAAGGCGACGTTGCGGTGGTTCTCGTGCGGACCTCGAAGTCTTCGGCCGGTGTGCGAGCTGTGCCCGTGACGTCCGCCTGGGCGGTGCAGGTGCTGCACGACGTGGTCGATGGGCTCAAGCCATCCGACCCGCTGTTCTGTGCGGGTGCAGAGGAGACGCGCGGGGTGGCTCGGGCGCATCGCACGCCTTTCGCAACGGTCGCAGTTCTGCGCAATCGGTTGCGAATGACGTGTGTCGAGGGCGGAGTGGACCCCGAGGGGCTCTGCGCTCACGCGCTGAGGCACACGGCAGTCACACAGGCGTTGGCGTCGGGTGGTGTGGCGACACACTCGGTGATGCGGATGGCGGGTCACTCCCGCGCATCGGTGACGGAGGGTTACGTTCACGCGACCATGACGCACGCGCTCCCGGCTTCTACGGCCGTGGGGCGGGTGCTGGATGCGGCTCGGATGGGTCGGACGGTGCTTCGAGGAGTGTAGGGGTCCGTCCAATTTCGACGGATAAACGACGGACGCCCCGGTAACGCGAGCTACCGGGGCGTCGAAAAGTACGGCAGGATAGTGGAGCTGAGGGGGATCGAACCCCTGACCTCCTGAATGCCATTCAAGGCCAAGATTTAGGCGCAGCCGTCTTTTCGGGCACTTTCTTCGACGGAAGCGTGCCGCGATTCGACGGATAGACGGCGGCGCCGGCCTTCTCGCTCGCACAAGACTTGGAGGAACGCATGGCTTCGCGAAAGCGGGACCTGCGCCTCTGCCTTGGGTGCGGCGAGCCGCTCGATCCGGGGCAGCGCTGGTGCAGGGGCACGGATTGCCCGGAACTGGAGCTCGCACGGCTGCAAGAAGCCGGGGCGCGGGTGGGCGTGGAGCTCCGGGATGGCTTTACGTCAGGACTCCCGCATGGTGGCTGGCGCGCCGTCGGTGCTGACGACGACGGACTGTTGTCGGTGGTCGAAGCCGGCCCCCGCCGCGGCGCGGTGCTCGCTGCGATCGCCATGGCTTCGAGCGCGGAGCACTGGCCGGCGAGTGCGCCATGACGGCGCGAGTCTACCCGGCGCTATTTCTTTTCGCTGGACTCGGCGGCGGCGCCCTCGGCTTTGCTCGCGCTAGCGCCCGCGTTCGTGGCGTGGGAGGCCACTTCCGCATCGCTGGCGCGGTCGATTTCGACCGCGGCGCAGCAGCCGACTTCGAGGCCCTCACCGGCGCCCCGTGCACGGTCGCAGACCTCGCTTCGATGACCCCCGAGGAGCTCCGGGCCGCCTGCCCCGAGCCCCCGGACGTCGTCTTCACCTCTCCCCCGTGCAAGAGCTTCTCTGGCTGCCTACCCGCTGCCGTGGCGGCGTCCGAGCCCTATCAGGCGATGGCGTCTCTGGCAGTACGCGGGCTCTGGCTCGCGCTCGAGGCATTCGCCGAGCGCCCTCCCCTGCTCATCCTCATGGAGAACGTCCCGCGGATTCAGAACCGCGGACGCGAGCTGCTCGACCAGGTGGTGGGCCTTCTCCGGGCCTACGGCTACGTCGCCCGTGAGACCGTTCACGACTGCGGGGAACTCGGAGGCCTCGGCCAGCGACGGCGGCGCTTCCTCCTCGTCGCCCGTCACGCGAAGGCCGTGCCGAACTTCTGGTTCGAGCCCCCGTCGCGCGGGCTGCGTCCGCTCGGGCAGGTCTTGGGCGAGCTGCCGGTGCCTTGGCCCAGAAGTGCCGAAGGCGGGCCCATGCACCGCCTGCCGAGGCTCTCGGCACTAAACTGGGTCCGGCTCGCCCTAGTGCCGCCGGGCGGCGATTGGCGAGACCTCCCGCCGCGGGTGCGGCTCGTCGAGTCGAGGGTCCGCCAGAACGGCGGCTTCGGCGTGGAGGCCTGGTCAGCGCCTGCCCATGCGGTGCTCGCTGAGGGGACCGTGCACCACACCCGCGCGAGCGTGGCCGATCCCCGTCTGGGATACGGCTCCCGTCGCGGGACCATGGGCGTCTCCGAGTGGGCGCATCCCGCCGGCACTGTGATCGGGGCCTCGCGCCCTGACAAAGCCGCGGCTGTCGCCGACCCCCGTCTGGGATGCTCGCCCCGGAACACGGTCCTCGGCGTCTCAGAATGGGACAGCCCCTCCGGTACCGTCATCGCCGCCGCCCAGGCCGACAACGGCGCCTTCAGCGTGGCAGACCCCCGGCCCACGTGCGAGGTGCGCGAGGGCGCCTACGGCGTCACCTCCTGGGACCGCCCGAGCACCACGGTCATCGCCGCCGGGAGCATTCACAACGGGCCCTGGCAGGTGGCCGACCCTCGCGGGCGTGGGCTGCTCCGCGTGATTGGAGACCGCATCGAAGGCCCCGCCGACGAGCTGCGCCGGCTTGACCTCGCGGACCCAAGGCCGCTCACCGACCCGCCGCTCATCGTGGCCGCCGACGGCACGTGGCACCGGCCCATGACCACCCTCGAGCTCGCGGCGCTTCAGGGGCTCCCCATCCGGCAGGGAAAGGAGTGGCTCCGCCTCGAGGGCTCGAGCCACAGCGCATGGCGCCAGCGCATCGGCAACGCGGTCCCGCCGCCGACCGCGGAGGCCATCGCGGAGACAGCGCTTCGGGCGCTCGTCGCCGCCGACCTCGGCGTGTGGGAGCTCGGCGGCGAGGGGGTGTGGGTATCGCCTCCAGAAAATCGGAGAGAGGACGGCCCCGCCGTCGAAAGGGGAAATTCATGACAATCCGAAGCATCGCATTTCCGGCAATTTTGGCCGCGACGGCGCTCGCAGACGGCCCCTGCACGGGGTGGGACCCTCCCGGTGGGGGCTCCACTGCAGACGCGGCCGAGGAGGCGGACGCGGGCGAGGTCGCCCCGCTCTGCGAGCCGCCCTTCGGCTACGAGGAAGAGTGGGCTGGGGTCGAGTTCCCCTGCAAAAGGGACCAAGCCCTTCGCTGTGTGCCGATGGCTTACTGGATGGAGGACTCGTTTTGCGTCGCGGGGATGGATATCGCCCAGCCTTCGGGCGTGATGGTCAAGAAAGTCGACTGCTACACCCGCCCGTGGTGCACCGAAGCAGGCACCGGGCTCAAATTCGTTCTCACCTGCGTCAACCTCAACACGCCCTGCGGCTCCCTCATCACCTCTCCGGCCTTTGTGCCGCTCGTCCAGGAGGTGTGCGAGTGAGGCACAAAATAAGGTGCAGTGACTGCTTTTTTTGGCAGCAAGTCACGTCGGGCGAAGGGGAGTGCCGCCGCAATTCTCCGCGCGTGGGCATTCCGGGCAGCGTGTCAAATGCCGACGGCAGCATTTTCGAAGTGGTGGTGAGATGGCCGGTCACGGCCGGGCGAGAGTGGTGCGGTGAGGCGGAGCCCCGCGTGGCGCCTGCGTCCGCGCCGCTCGTTGAGGATGTGTGCGAGTGAGCAGCATACGCACACCTGAGCGATGGCCCGAGTACGCCGCCGCATGGCGGGCCCATGCGACCCCGGGGGACTGGACCGAGGTCGGATGCGCGCCGGAATGCGAAGACTCGGCGTTGCTGAGGCCAATTGCCACAACGGCAGCAGGCCATTGGAACTTCGAGGAAGCCTGTTGCTGCCTCGCCTGCCAAATTTGGCACTGCGCCGTTTATGACTGGACACCAACTTTTGTGCCGAACACCGAGGTAATCTGCAATGAATAAGAGCACCCTGCTTTTCGCGTGCCACCAGGGCACTTCCCCGGATGGCACGCCGATCGGAAACCTGTCAACAGTGTGGCCGCTGGCTCTGACCGAGATTTGCCCCGGCTCTTCCTACGAAGACGAGGAGGGAATTTGGGCGCTTTGGGAGTGGGGGACTGACGCAGTGGGGATTGCCGAGTGCATGGGGTTTGCCGAGTGCATTTTTGGCGACGCTGCCTTGTCCGGTCCCGGCCTAGTCGAACCAGGTAGCCTTTGGGTCTACGAGGTGGAGTGGGAATCTCGACAGGACGGCCCCGAGGGCCATGACCAATATACGTCGCGGTGGGCACATCTCCGCGGCGGTGACTTCAGGCGCCCCACCATCGAAGAGCTCGTGCAGCTCACCATCGACAGCCGGAGGCCGGAGGCGCCGTGGAGAATCTTCTTCTGAGGCCGGGCTGGACTCTGGACCCAGCGAGCCCCGAAGACATGCCCCGGTACTTCACGACCGTCACGGTGGACGGTCGGCGGGCTGAGGTGACGGTCGACTACTGCGGCGGGCTCGGGCCCAAGTCGAAGCCCGTCCCAAGCGCTCGGTGGGCGGTACTCCAGCTCGACGTGACGGTCTGGACGGTGAAGCGCGGCGCCGAGCGCGGCGACGGGTGTCTCGAGCTGGCGATGGCTCTCGCTGAGGAGGCGCTGAAATGAGCGATGAATTTCGCATCGAGTGGGCCAGAGCCGACGTTTGGAGCCTGAAGTGCATGGCTCTCGGCGCAGGCGATGAGTGTCTCACGCGAATTTTCGTGCACCACTCGGGCCTTGGTCGGTGGTGCATTGAAGGACAAAGCGCGCACAGGAACCTATCCGCCACCGCCGTCAAGTCGGTGGCCGAGAGTGCCGTGCGCGACATGGCGGAGCGAGCGCTGCGAATGCGGCGCGAAGACGCCGCCACCGACGTCCACCGGCGGGTGATTTCGGAATACCCATGGAGCAGTCGCTCCCCCGTTGCTGTGCAGGGAGGCGAGCTCGCTTGGGACGACACGGGGAGTCTCAACGGGACCGTGCTCGGGCGGTCGGTCCGGGTTACCCGCGTGTCGGCCATACCGGATGGATTCCTCCAGGGGGCGCTTCGACCGTTCATGGAATCCGGCTGCATCGAAGAGGTGATCTCCGCCGCGGAGACACTCGCTCAGGTCCAATGGCCTGACATTTTCGCCAGAAACGCGAAGCACATCGAGGAATGCGAGGTTCACCAGCGCAAGGAAGACGAGCGCCGGGAGCGGATGAAAGCTCAGTTCGCCCAGGAAATGGAGACTGTGTTCGGGGTGAAGCCATGACCTTCGCCACGCTCCGCCCACCGTATTCGGTGATCTACGCCGATCCACCGTGGCACTACCGCGACCGCGCCAACGACGGCGCGCGCGGAGCGGAGCACAAATACCCGGTGATGAGCCCCGCGGAGCTCGCCGCGCTGCCGGTGCGCGAGCTCGCCGCGAAGGACTGCGCCCTGTGCATGTGGGTCACCTACCCGCAGCTGGCGGTTGGACTCGATCTCATTCGCGCGTGGGGATTCCGGTACTCCACCGGGCTCTTTACCTGGGTGAAAAGCAAGAAGAGCAAGAAAGCGGGCCCTGGCTGGATCATGGGCATGGGCCACTACAGCCGAAGCAATGCGGAGCTATGCCTTCTCAGCGTGCGAGGCGCACCGAAGGTGGTCTGCCGAAGCGTGCAGCAGATTATCGACACGCCCCGGGGCCGACACTCGGAAAAGCCAGCCGTTGCCCGTGAGCGCATCGTGCAGCTCTTCGGCGACGTGCCCCGCGTCGAGCTCTTTGCGCGAATTCGCCCGCCCGGGTGGGACGTCTGGGGAAATGAGGTGGGCGAGTGACTTTCAAGTTTACACAGCGAATTTGGCTCGCCGCCGAAGGCCGTTCGCAGCATGAGGCAACCGATGAACTCTCCATTTGTTCTCACACCCCGTGCCGTCGAGCGGTTCGCTGCGCACTACGGCTTCCGCCTGCCTGAGCAGGCGAAGTGGGTACTCGAGCGAGTCGCCGCCGCCTCGCACTTCACCAAGCAGCTCGAAACGGGCGAGTGGCTCTATCGCAGTCCCCGGCCTTGGCGGGCCCGGTTGGTCGTGGCTCCCGCGGAGGACGGCGGGGCGCCGCCGGTGGTCGTGACGGTGCTCCCTGAGCACGACGGGGCCTACTCCGGGCCCAAGCAGACCTTCAGGGGTCGTGCGTGAGGAAGCCACGCCCCCGGCTCGAGCCATGGCAGTGGATTCTCGGCTGGCCTCGAGATCATGACCCCGAGGAACTGCCGTTGCTCTGGATGCGCCACGAGGTGACAGCGCGCAGCCCCGAATTGGCATGCAGGCAGGTCACGCGGATTCCCCTCGTGGCGCGGGTGATGCGGAGACCGGATTGGAATGGCCGGATGTCGGTGCGCCGGGCGGGCGGCACCGAAATTCACGAAGCGATCGTTTACCTGGGCCGGCAGTTTCGCCGGTGGAGGCTCCAGTGATTGTCATGAAGGACTGCCCCCAGTGCGGGGCGAACAGGATTCGAGAAACCGTAAGCCATTGCGGCATGTGCGACGTCGCCGGTCGCCTCGAGGAAACCGTCTCCCGGCTCACCGACGAGAACGCTCTGCTTCGCAATCTGCTCGATGAACTCGTGCGCCGCAAAGCGGCCCCGGTCTCCACCAACATACTATCGCCCGAGGAAGTCGAGGTATCTCGCGTCGAAGGGCGGTTGCACGTGACCTCCGATGGCTACGGATATGTAGTCGTCCCCAGCGCTGGCCCCGAAGACGAACGGGGGTTGAGACTCGCGCCTCAAATTTCGGTCTACGGCGGCGGATACTTCCACTTTCTGGCCCCAGACCCTAGCATGGTCGACATCCACTCGGTCGTGCACTCCCTCAGCCGCATCGCACGATTTACGGGGCACCTGCGGGGCGGAACGTGGACCGTCGCGCAACACAGCCTTCTGGTGGCGTTCATCCTGCAGCTCGCCGCTGCGCCGCCGACGGAGCAATTTCGCGGGCTCTTGCACGACGGTGCCGAAGCGTTCCTTGGAGACGTCTCCGCGCCGCTCAAGCAACTCCTCCCCGATTATCGACGGGTCGAGAAGCGCGTCGAGCCCGTAGTGGCTCGCGCATTTGGGCTCGGCGCCCTCCATTCTCCGCTGGTCTCGCAGGCCGACGAGTGCGCCATGCACATCGAAGCCTCGCACCTGTCTGACTGGCCCTGGACCAGCCGCGAGCGCGCTGACGAGCTCCTCCGGGCCCTCGTGCCAGGACTTGCCTCGTACCGCCGCCAGGCGGAGGAGTACTTCTGGAAGCTGCAGCGAAGCGAGCGCAGCAAAATCGAAGAGATGTTTCATGCGCAGTTTGGCAGACTCCGCGCAGAGGCTGCAGCGGAACGGGGGCTTCAATGAGTGAAAATAAGGTGTTTTCGCTGGTAGTATTGAAGGACGGGCGCCTGGTGAGCTACAAAATCACCAGCAGCTATTGCCGGCCCAATTCTCTCAACAGTCAGTATTTTCGACACCTGAGCCCCGAACAGTGCGAGGTCCGCGAGGCCACGCATTCCAGCTTCGAAGCCGCGGAGAAGTGGGTCGGCTCGTTCGAGCTACACCCGCTCTACGCCCTCGAGGAAAAGCGGAAGCAGGGGTGGCGGGTCAGTCTGCATCGGCTGGCGATGACCGACTACTACGCGGGGGTGGAGACACCCGCCGGGAGCATTTTCGGCCCGATAAGAGAAAGCCTGGACCTCGCCGCAGAGGATGGGCTCCGCATGGGCGCAGCCTGGGAGGCAGGGCTCTCGCAAGAGGCCTTCGACGCTCAGCGCGCCGAGGTCATCCAGCATATCAACGGGCTCGCGGACAGCCTCATCCGTTGGCCAGCGCTGGCCGCCGAGGCCGAGAGAATTCGCAAGGTCGCCACATTCCTCGCGGAGGGCGAAGCGGACCGGATTCCGAAGAGATTTCTCGACGAAAAGGAACTGCCACAATGAGCGACATCACCCAGGCGTGGCGCTTCGGGCGCGAGCGGCTGTCCCCGGAGGCAGTTGAAGCTGGGCGACGCCTCCGTGAACGGCGGCACGCGCTGGAGATGAATCTGCTCGACGCCGCCAATCGGGTCGGCGTCTCCATTTCGAGACTGAGCGATATCGAACGTGGACGCTGCCTCCCCACACCCGGGGAGGCAGATGCGCTCCGAGCCCTGCTCGGAGAGGTGACACAGTGACGAGCGAAAACATCAAGTGGGCCATTTTCAGCGGATCGAGCGACGACACCTTTGGGATTATCGAGGCGGCGGACGGAGTCCCCGTGGTGGACCACGATGACTGCGCCCAATGCAGCCGCCGCGTGATCCGACTCGCCGCTCCTTCGGGCGAGGAGCTCCTGATCGCCGGACAATACTCGGACTTCAAAATGAGAGGGGGACAACAGGGGAGCTGGATGGTCGGTGTGTTGGCTCCCGACTCCTGGGGGCAGAGCGGGCGAGCCTGGCCGTGGCCACTCGAGTATGTCGGGATGGAAGAAGCAGCGCTCCTCGATCTGCCTACCTACTCGCCCCACCTCAAGGTTCACATGCCGGTCGGCACTCGGATCGAGGTCGACAACGGCAGGTCCAAGGACGGCGAGAACGAGGGGATCGCCTGGGGGTTGGTGGAGTGACCACGGCCGTAACTCCCCCGTGGATGCTCGGGGCCGCGAGTCGACTCTGGTCCGTACGGGAGTTCCTGGTGCTGCAAGCCAAGCCTGGGGACACCCTCTCCATTCTCGGACTGGCGAACCTCGAGGCGGAGCGTCTGCTCGATCTGCGACAAACCATGTGTCGCGAGGGGGTCGACATGCTCGCGGCAACGGAATGGGCGGCTGCCATAGCGACTACCCGACCGTGGTCGCAGGACCAATTCGAGGAGCATTGGGGCTCGCAACTCCGCTTGCTCCGCCATGAGCACGCCGACTTGCTTCTGAGTGCCGAGCTTTCCGCCGGCACAGGGCGCGACGAGTGGCGCGAGCGGGCGCGGATAGTCGAACACCGAATTGACCGCGTTGAGTCCTGGCGACGTGAGACCACGGAAAAGGCCGGCGCCTTTTGGGCTGGTTGGAATCGCATTGCCGCGGGCAGGCCCGAGCCCCTGGAGCTCAGTCCGGAGCACTTCGGTCGGCTGATGCCGAAGGTGTAGCAAACGGAAGTCAATTCCCCCTCGGGGGGGTGGATGTGCGCAATGAGTGACACGAAGCCCAAATGGATCTGGCGCAGGAGCAACAATGCAGTGGGCATGTGGTGGCACCTGCCTCCGTCCTGGAACGCTCGTGAGTGGGACGCTATGAGCTTGGCCATAGAGCTGGCCAAGCTGAAGGGCTACGAGGCGATATCGGTGGCCCACCAAGACCCCGCGAGGCCCCGCCGGACCCCAATCGCGGGCACCGAGAAGCACTTTCGGGTCAAGGTGCGGACCGTGTACGACGCGCTCGAGGTGACGAAGTGAGCGGCATGCACGGCCGGGCCGAGTCCGAGCCTTGCGCAGAGCGCCGATTTCGTCACGGCGAAATCGACCTTTACCCCGCACCGCACGGGGAGTGTAGCACTGCCGAGGCGTGGCGCTACGCGCGTTTCGGCGGCTCCGCAGTTATCAGCGGAGCGCGGAGCCCCGAAGAGGCTCTATGCGGGCTGGCGGCACGGCTCCGAGAAAAGGCCCAGGGGCTGAAAAGGTCGGCAGATAAATATGCGGACCCCCCGTTTTTGACAGACGCGGAACAGGCCGAGGAACACGCCCGCGCGGCTGAAGCGTGGGCGGAGAAACTGGAGGCGGAGCAAATGGGCGAAAACCGAAACGGCGTGTACCTCCGCCCCGTCCAGGACGGCTGGGAGGCGTCGGCTTCAACGTGCGTTGGGCGTGCCTCGGAGCCAGAGCTCTCACTCAGACAGCTCGCGGAGAAACTCGACCGTCAGGCGCGAATTGTGCGCCCGATGTCGGCGGCAGGGCGTGTGGAGGAGTGGGCTGGCATCGCGAGGGAGTGGGCCGCGGCATTGGAGGCCAAGAAATGAGCGACATCACACAGACGCGAAGCGCGGAGAGAGAGCCAATGACGGAAGTCCACCACTGGGTAAGGATTGGCGACGTCCCGGTCGGGACGTGGATTAGCAGGACCCGGCGCGAGCAGGGCCGCTCCATGGGCGACGTATCGCGCGCAATCGGGTGCCCTGTCCCCAGGGTGAGCGATCTCGAGTTCGGCCGAGCGTTCCCGACACCCGGTGAAGCGGAGGCCCTGGACCTTCTACTCGGCACTGACGGCCGCATCTCGCGAGCGGTGCGTAGGGCGGAAGAGCGGCGCGAGCTCCTGGTCTGGGCCTCACAAAGTCCACGCGTACTTGCGACGCTGGAAGCCCTGCTCCTCGCGCAGAGATGCGAGAATTGCGGCAGGAGCGTCCCCAGGTATCGAGCCCTGCAACTGCAACCCATGTGCGAAGTCTGCATTCCGCCGCCGGCTCCGCTGCCTGTGCGGGAGGTGGGCGAATGAACCGCCGTGAAGCGAAACGCCGCATTTTCGCGGCGATGGCCACCACCCTGTCACACGATTTCTGCGCGGCCGAATGGGTGTGGCAAGACGTTGATGGAAAAGACCTGTCCGAAGCCGACCTGCGGCGCATGGATGAGGCGATAGAGGAAATCGTAGAAGAGTTTGAACGCCGGGCCGGGCCTCACGGGATGTTCGCAAAGGACGCGGACCCCGACGGGACCCAGCTAGCGGCCTACCTTGCGGCAATGGCGCACCAGGAGCCGCCCAATCCGAGCAACCGAAGCGAGGAGGCAAAATGAAGTGGCGCGCAGACATTCGCAAATTGACCCCACGTAACGACGACCCGCCAGCATGCGTGGCGCGCCTGGGGCTTGTGTCCAGCAAGTGCGATCGTTCTGGCGTGTGGGTGGTCTGGGAGGACGACGTCAAGGGAGCCTCTCCAGAAGAGGCAGAGGCGGCTGCGAAGAAAGCGCTGTGCGGTGCGGCTCTTAGGCTGGCGGGCGAGCTGCGAGACTTGGCGGGGTCGCTAGTAGAGAAGAATAAATCCCGCTGGAAACAGCCCAGCGAACGCTGGGACCAAGCCAGGGAATTGGAAGGCGACCATGACGAAACGGGGGAGGCTGCACGGGATTGGGCCCATACTGAGTTCGGCGAAGATCCGCCCTGGAATGAGGCTGATGTAGATATCGAAATCACGCGACCGGACGGGACTCGCGAGGTGAGACGGGTGACCGTCTACGTCGATCGCGAGGTGTCGTACACGGCGTTTGTCCACGAAGCCGAAGAATTTGAGGAAGAAGACGCCGGGGAGGGCGAGGGCGACGAGGGTGAGGCCACGCCATGACAATCCGCGAGCTTCGCTATGCGCTCCCGCGCTACACGTGGACCGCCGGACGTCACGGGCTCCGGTGGCGGTATCTCGGGCTGCGAGACACAGAGCGCGTCGAGGTCTACGCCGTGGGGCGCCTCTGCGGCCCGGCGGACGACGACGTGGCGACCCATTGGCTCATCGACGACGGGGTTTCGTCGACCGATTTCTCGTCGTGGCTGATGCAGCATTTCCGCTCGGGGAATTCCGGGCGAAGCACTGCGGAGGGGATCGCATGAAAATCCAAGAAATGCATGGCGAGGTCATCGATCTCGACCCGCAGGGGGAGCCCCACTACTACATCCGCGGTCACGTGTCGGCCGAGGCGGCCGCCGAAGCCATCGCAGACTGGTGGGAGGAGCAGTGCGAGGCCCCCTTTCCGGGAATCGGCCCAATTGCGCACGGGTGGGCACGGTGGCGCCCCGCGCAGGAGGGGGATATCGGCATCGAGGACCACCACACCCACGTATGGCAGACCCGCGGCACGCCGGCGCCCGGATGGGCACGCGTGACGGAAGTGTGGGACCTGGGGGAGTGGCGCCGACGCGAGGAGGAGCGAGCCGTCGAGTACGCGGCGAGACAGATGGTTCGGCGGAAATGGCCGAGGGCCCAGATTGTGTGGGTCTCCGGGCGTACGTGGGCACGTCGTGAGGACGCGCGGGTGGACTTCCGACTCGGAGGCCTCGACGTCAAGTGGTGGCCTTGGAGGCGTGGCAAAAACATGTCGATTCAGCCAGCGCCAGGCGACCAGTGGGTGTCGGAAGTCGCGCTGCTCACGCGGTGGGCGGAGGTGAGCGCATGAGCGATCTCCCCTACTACAGCTCCGGCACCGTGGAGCACATGGCGTGCCCCGCCTGCGGGCAGCCTCGCGGGACGCTGCGACGTGGGATCGCGGTGGGCGACCGCTGCAAGCTGACCAGCCCTCAAGTGGAGCGCCCGCGGGGATTTGCACCCCGCAGGCGCTCCTCAACAGCTGACTAGAAAAATTACAATATATCGATCCAGGTGATGCGAACGAGTCGCTAGAGGAGCAACAAAAGCACCCCGGCGGCAAGTGCGACATCGAATCGGATGTATATTTTCAAGCATATAAAAGAGGATAAGCTCTTCCTCTTCTTTGACATGCTTTTTAATTTTCCTTTATACCGACCGTTTCAGCCGAAGCTGCCCCGGTGTCGGCGGTGCTGTTGTCCGCGAACTCGCGGCATTCGAAGGGAACCATACTGTTCCGACCAATATCAATCCAAACTTGGTGAGCCGGAAGATATCTTCCTGTATACCTGTTATTCGCCGCGAACTGGAGCGCCACTACCCGCGCGCGTCTGGCTCGGGTTGCGTTGGCAGTTCCTCCCGATCGATTGACTCCCCAGCAGCCAGCGAGCAAGCTCCCCTGGCGTGGCCTCGTGAGGTAACAATGGGACCGCGAAGCCGCGCAGGCGTCCCGGCCGGGCTGTCCATCGGCCGGGGCGCGCTCTCGATTCCGGTCCCCTTCGGGGCGCTCCCCTCCCCCTCCCGCACGCTCACCGCCGCCGTCGCGCTCGCCTGCGAAGCTGCCCTCGTCCGCACCCGCCCTGCTCTCTCCTCCGGCGCAGAGGCCCGCGCTCGAGTCACCTGCCACCGCGTGAGCTACTCCGCCGTCGTTTCGTGGGTTTCAGAACGCGGGAGCGGGCTCTCCGCGGAGGCCTCCGACCGTGACCCGCTCGTGGCGGCGAGTACGGCGCTGCGTCTGTTGCAGAGCGGCCTGGAGGCGGAGCGACGGCGGGCGTGGGTTGCGGTGCGAGAGTGGCGCGATGCGTTCGAGCAGATTGTGGGAAAGTGACGCGCGGGTGATCTTTTTCTTAGTGGTCCGCTTGACGGACCACTAAAGACCGCCTAGTGTGGGTTCATGAACGGCGCCGGAGGGCGGCGACCGGTCAGCCCGGCAGCAATGCCGGCCATAGCAATGGAGACAGAAATGACCTCAATTCTCACGGGCATCCCCGGCGTATCCCCCACCAACAGCGCGGTCCGGTCGTTTTCCTATCAGCTCGGCGGCTACGACCGGTGCGACTGGTACGCGCGCCGTGCCGGCGGCATGGGTAGCTGGGCGACTTTCGCCCAGTTCCGCTCCCGCACTGAAGGGGCGAGCTCGCGATCCCCCGTCGATGTGCGGGTCCGTGGCGGCAAGGAGTGGAACGCAGTCGGCCTGCGGCGGCTGCCGAGCGTCCACGACACCAGCGAGGCCCTGCTCCGCGAGGCGGGGTGGGCCTTCGAGGAGGAGCTTGGCGGTTCGCTGCGTTGCCCGGATGATCGGGCAGGACACGAGTCCGACGCCCCAGTGTTGTACCACCAGGTCTCCGCCGAGCGCGCCATCGTCGCGCTCAAGCGAAGCCTGGAGCTGGACTCTGCCGCGAGCGACTCGCGGCAGTTCTCGGCGAATTGCCTCGACGACGCTGACCGTGCGGCGTACGACGAGCGGGCGGCCAAGCAGGCGGCCATGGCGCGGGGGCTCGCCGCCGAAGCTCGGCGGGAGACGAAAAGCGCACGCGGCGCGGGCCTCAGTGACCACGACGAGGCGATCCTCCAGCTCGCGTGGTCGCTCTTCGGCGCCAAAGACGAGGCGGGGCTGAGCAGTCTCGCCGCTCAGTACTAGCTACGGCTCCGCCCGGCTCCGCGGTGGAGTCGGGCGGAGTGGATGTAGAGATACTCCCCGAGCGGGGCGGGCAATTGTCACATGGTGGGCCTCGGATGACTAAGGTGATGCCATACCGAGAGCCGGCGATTGCCGTACTGCGCCGAGACCGCGTCCCCAGCGCCATTACCGGTTGGGCCTGCGACCAGGCTGACAGGTCGCCCGATGCGCTCATCGGGGCATGTCCTTCTGGCGCCTGGCTCCTCCGGATGGCTGCTGCGGTCGGATACTCGCGCGAAGAGCTCGCTGTCGCGATTCGCCCTGTATGGCTCCGCGCGGTCCGCGAGCATGGAGCCGCCAAGCTCCACGCGGTGGGTCGCAGTGCGGACGCGGTCCGGCTACGGGCCCTGCCTGATGACGTGACCGTTCGCGACGCGCATGGGGTCGTGAGGGAGATGCACGACCACCTAGCGCCAATGGCAACCGACGAGCCGCTCTTCTATGCAGATTTGATTCTCCGCGATGCCATGAATGCGGAGTCGCCTGTGTGCCTGCCTTGGCAAGAGGCGTCCGCCGCATGCGGAGTGCTCGATATGACAGAGGAGAGCGCACCGGACCGATACGCAGAGGCCGCCCGTATCGCCGACGAGGTGCGTGCAGCGCTTCCCGACTTTGCCGAGCGTTGGGCGGCCGCCCTGGAGGTAACGACATGACCCCGCTCGAATGGTTCGCGACCTGGCCGGACTTCATTACTGTCCGCTACTGGGTCGCGGCGCAGTCCGACCAGTCCCCGGCGTCGCTCGTGGCGACGTGCCCGCGCGGAGAGTGGCTACTGAGGCTAGCCATATCGCTCGGGTATCCCGCAGACGTGCTGTTGGCCGCGGTTCGCCCTGTCTGGCTACGCGCGGTGCGCGACTACGCGCCGCGGTGTCTCGATGACGGTGCGGCAGAAGAAGATCGCACCCCCGAGGAGGCGGCAGGTCTGCGCGCTCGCGCAGATGCGCTGCGGCAGACTGCGGATGACGCGGCCGCGGCCGCGGCGGAGGCAGCGTTCGAGGCGTCGGACAGCGCAGAGCGTGGCTGGCGAGACTTCCCATATGGGCCCGCGGATGGCCCGTCGTGGGCTGGACACGCGGCAGAGTCGTTCGTTGTTGGCAACGTCTGGGGCGTGGTCAATTATGCGAACCACTCCGCCCAGGCTACCGGGTACAGGTGCGACTCGGACGAGTCTGCCGCATGGGCCGCGGAAAACGCCCGCTGCGCCGACGACATCCGCACCGCACTGCCGGACCTCGCCGAGCGCTGGGCGGCAGCACTGTGAGCAGCCTCGCGTGGCAGTGGTGCCATCCCAGCAGCGGACGAATGGGCGTCGCGTGGATAGGCTCGCACCGCCTTACGGTGATCGTCACCACGAAGCTCATCCACGCTCACGTTAGCGTGGGCTTGGCGACGAGAAGCCGCGGCTGGCGGCCGAGCGAGGTCACCGAAGCAGAGGCCTGCGCCTGGCTGGAGCAAGCCGCGCTCGAGGAGCTGGCGAAGCTGGCGCTCGAAGATGAGCAGCCGTGACGCATCCACCGCTTGACGCACGCTTGTCCTCCGACGACGATCCGACTTTCACCCTTCCCGGCCTAGCGTCGGGCCTCTTTGGACGGTCATGAAGCTACCTGAAGCCCTGGGGCCCCGCCCTGATTCTCCCACCGAGCTCACGCCGGCCGACATCGCGCGCTGGCGCGCTTGGCACCGCTACGAAGGCCGCGCCCTGTGCAGGGCTCTTGATATGTCCCTGTCCTCGCTCTACGACTGGGAGCGCGGAGAATCGGCTGTGTCACCGCCATATCGCGGGCTCGTGTGGGAGTGCTGGGATGCTGGCCTCACTCTAATCCCAAGCCGCGCGGTGAGCCCCGAGGAGCGGGCCGCTATCGAGGCGCGGCGTGCCAGGGCCCGGGCGCGGCGGGAGGCCAAAGCCAAGGGGGAATGGCCGCGGCCGCGCGATTGACCGAGTGAGGATGCCACCGAGCGGAGTGGCCGGAGCGCTCCGATTGAGGAAAGTGGAGGGGGATAAAAGAAAGGTGCAAGTGTCCGCTTGACGGACGATTGCGCATCGATTAGTGTCTCTCTTGTGGGGCGGCGGAATGGGACGCCGCCTTGCAATCGCCCGCCACTCTGGCGGCCAAAGCAATGGAGAACATTATGACCATCGAGATCGCCTCGACCCCCGCCGGAACCGCCCTTGTCACCTGCCCGCAAGTTTTCGGCGACTCGGTCGCCGAGTTTCGCGTCCGAGACATCCCCGGGACCAGCCGGCGGGCGCTGGAGCGCCGAACGGCGGACGGCTGGGCCTACGTGGGCCCGGCCCTGAAACCATCGGCCGAAGTCTCGGCCCGCCTGTGGTGCGCGACCGAGCGGGACCGGCTCGTCGGGCTCCCGCCGCGCTCCAAGGCGGAGCGCCTAGCGCGGAAGGCCACACTGGTGGCGAAGCGGGCGGTGCACCCGCCGTCGCCCGAGCGCCTGGCGCGGGAGGCGGAGCAGGCCGAGCGTCGCGCGGCGCAGGCTCTCGACGCCCAGCGCCGTGAAGAGGAGCGCGCCGTCCGAGTTGCCGCAGCCGAGGAGGTTGCTGCCGCCCGGGCCCAGGCCGAGGAAGCCGCGGCCGAGCGGGCGAGACTGGCGGAGGAGCCGCGGGAGACTCCCGCGGAGATGATCGCGCGGGAGATCGTGCGCCTCGAGCGGCGCGGCGTGTTCCCGTCCGAGATGGATGGGCCGTGGGCCCAGCTCCGCGAGCTCGCCGGCAGTTTTCGCGCGGCGAGGAGGCTCGTGAACGAGGCCAGGCGCGCCCAGTGACGCGAATCGCCCGCGCCACAGCGGGCGAGAGGAGATGACATGAAAGTCGAAGCCCTCCGCGACGCTTGGCGCCGCGGCAATGAAGCCGGTCGAGGCTACTCCGTCGGGCCAGACGACGGCGATATCAACGACCTCGCATCCGAGCTCGGCGAGCTCGTCGTTCGGTCATTCCAGACCGACCAGCCCGCCGTCTACCGGCGTCCCGACGGCACCCTCGTGGGAGTCGGCGACGCCAACGGCCCGTGGGCCGTCGACCTCGGGGCCGAGCCCCGGTGACCATCCAGCCACCATCCCGGGCCACGGTCGGGGCGGTGGCTCTCGCAGCCACGGCGTGGGCCCGGCGCCTGCAGCCGATGCTCTGGGGCGGGCAGTCGCTCGACCTCGAGGTGACCGGCGCCGGTGTCACCTACCAAGCCGCGCTCCGCTGGACTCGGGACCGGCACGAGTCCTGGCTCTGCAGCGGCCAAGACCGCGATCCGGCGGTGGCCGTGGTCAAGGCCATCCAAGACCTCGAGATGCTGATCGAGGGCCTGGGCGGCCCGAACCGCGACCGCGCCGTGTTGGACGCGGCGCGGGACTGGAAGCGCAATATCCGCCTCCAATTGGCCGCTTGACGGCCGCCCGGAGGGTGTGCAACCTTCTTCCTCGGCACGGGAGTCAATCACGCGTAGTACCTCCCGTGGGAGCCGCAAGGCTATTCCCGACCGGCGCAAGCTCAGTCGGGCCCCATTGAAACGAACGCGCTTAGGCAAGTGGAGCAATCTACTTCCTGTCAAGGCCTCCGCCACGAAAGTCGCGGGGGCTTTGTCGTCTCTGGAGGCCCCATGGAACGTCCCCACCTCGCTTTGCTACTCGACGTCTGCGCGCGCTGGCTCGCCACCGGCAAGGCGGCGCGGCTCTCGACCCAAGATCAGCGACACGCCGATACGCTCGACCTCGTCCGCACGGGCCTTCTGGAGCGGCGGGATACCTACACCGTGAGGCCCACGCAGCAGGGTCTGGCGGTGGCCGCGCACGCGCTCTCCAAGGCTGCGGAGGACTTCGGTGAGTACCCACCTGAGCCCGCAGACAGTGCCACGGGGGACGGCGCGGTGGCCCGGGGCTATCCGTTCGTGTCCTTCGACTACGGGAGCCCCCTCACGCCGCGCCGCGCGCTCGACCCCGTCGAGGGGATGCCGGACTGGTACTGGGTGACGGGTCCGTGCTGGGTGGGGTGCGCCCCGGACAGCAAGACGGCCCCCGTTCGAGTGCCCGCCGGCAAGCGGGCGCGGATCAAGCTGCTCGACGAGCCCGCGAGTGAGACAGTCGTTAGGTGGTCGGTGGTGTTTCGGCAGGGCCCGCCGTCTCGACGACGACCCGTACCGGCGGAAGCGGCGGCCACATGATGGCCAGCACGGCGTCGATGGCCGCGCGTTGCTCTTCGCTCAGAGCCCCGCGGAGCTTCGCTTCGAGCTCCTCGCACTCGGCGGGTGTGCTGGGCTGGGGAGTCATCGCGACCTCGGGGGGAATTGGGTAGCGCTCGGGCAAAGGTCCTGAGTGCTGGACCACCAGCATCGCTAGCGGAACGGCTTCAATGAGGCCTGCGACGACGGCGAACCGTCCCTGGGTGTCGCAGGAAGGCCGTCCAGGCGGCCGACCGAGGGCGCCGAGCGCTGAGGGGAGAGTGCAGGGCGCGGGCGGGGGAGTCAAGGGCTTAGCGGTCGATCTGGGCCCAGCGGCCGCTGTTGGTGGCGAGGCGTTCTGCGTAGGCTTGTGGTGACTGGCTCGGAGGAGGCAATCAGATGGCAACAACAAGGGAACCCGGCTCAGAGAATGCGGTGGACACGGACCTATCGGCCGAGGTGAAGAACGGCAGGTTTTTGTTGGACGAGTCTGAGTTTCACGCTGAAACAAAGCGGAAGTTTGAGGAAGCCTACGCTGAAGCAATGGCTCGCGTGGCCGCAAATCAGGCCCGCTCCAACCCGAGTGACAAGTCGCCATAGGCCGGGACTCGTTTCGCTCCGTCCGCGCCGCCCAAGAGCTATCACGCCACGCTCGCAAGACCCAAGTGACTCCGTAGCGCCAACCCGCGACCTTTGCACCTTGGGGCGTTGGTCTTGACGTCACCTCTGGTCTGCGAGCATGCTTGTCGAACGTGTGACACATAGCGGGAGGAGCGGTGTGGCTTTTGTTGATGACTTTCAGCGGCATGTAGACCAAGTGAAGATGCGTCTTCCCCATGTCCGGGGGGAAGAAAGCACCAAGCACGCCTTGGTTGTACCTCTCTTGCAGGTGCTTGGTTATGATGTGTTCGACCCTCGAGAAGTTCAACCCGAGTACGTCGCCGACTTCGCAAAGAAGAAGTCTTCGGGCCAGATGGAGAAGATCGACTACGTCGTCTTCCTCAACTCCCAGCCTGCGCTGTTCATCGAGTGTAAGTCCACCGACGCCAAGCTCGAAGACCATGACGGGCAGCTTGCCAGGTACTTCAACGCTACCCCGGGAGTGAAGATCGCTATCCTGACGAACGGAGTTCAGTTCAAGGCGTTCTGCGACCTTCGTCAGCCAAACATGATGGACCCGACTCCATGGCTGGATGTTGACTTGCTCAACCTCAAGCCGGCCGAGTTCGATGCCTTGAAGCGCTTCCGCAAGGTCGACTTCTCTCCTGAGAGCTTGATCGCTCTGGCGGAGGAGATGGTCTACTACAACGCTATGGTGAGCATGATCACGGGGCAGCTCCGTGACCCATCCGAGAGCTTCGTGCGTTTCGTTGCGAGTGAGCTCCCCGGGCTGCCCAGGGTCACTGCGAAGATCGTAGACAGGCTTCGCCCCATCCTTCAGAAGGCGATCCAGTCAGCCATCGTGGAGCACGTCGCGCGGTCCTTCGCACCCATCATGTCAGAGCCCCCTGAAGAGCCGAGGCCTGCGTCCGCAGTCCCTGCGCAGGCCGAGTCTGCGCCGCAGGGAGACGCTAGGGAAGGTGTGGTGACCACGGCGGAGGAGATACAGGCGTACCAGCTCATTCGTTCCTGGATTCTTGAAGTTCATCCTGGGGCCTCGGTAGCCTACAAGGACGGAAAGACCTACTTCACCATTAACATGGCCAACGTGCGCAAGTGGTTCGTCCGCCTGCAAATCCAGAAGGCACCCTATTGGGTCGCGTTGCGGCACCTGACACCCGACCAGTTGGGCCACATGGCCCCTGGCATGGATCATCTCGACCCGAGCGCATTTGGCGATTCCAGGGTGACACTTCGAAGGATAGAGGACCTCGCGCGGCTGCGCTCCGGCTTCTTGGAAGCCTACTCGCGCGAGGCCGAGCGGCGCTCCGATTCGGATGACGCTCAATAGCCGACCTGGCGCAAGCCCTAGCCTAAGGTAGCGATGCAGATGCTAGACGGCGACGGCAGTCCAGTGGGTGGCTCGCGTCGCAACTAGATTTCTTTCGGGGTACGTCGTGGACCTGGCGAGCGGGGATTTGATTGCCAGAGCCGTAACGAGGGAAAGAACATGAACGTGCTGGTTGTGCTGCTTGGGGTAGTAGTGCTCATCCTGCTCGTCGCCTACCTAAATGAGAGGCGGGTCGTTGTTGCGGCTCAGGATCGCTTGCGAAAGACTGAGGCTGATGCGCGAGAGAAGCTCACCGCTGCGGCATCCGAGATGACCTTTCTGAAATCTTGGGTTGACGAATTGTCCGTTTATCAGTCCATCATCGACGCGGAAAAGCGGACGCGTGAGATTCTGGATGAAGCCAACGGGCAAGCTACGGAGATACTCGCCACGGCTAGGCAGGACGCTGCGCAAGTAAAGCAGAAAGTCGAAGCTGTTCTATCGCACGCGCAAGCAGAGTTGGACAAGGTCTCGGGGATGGTTGCTGCGGAGCGGGCCCGTGCGCGAGATGAAGCAGAGAGAATCGTGAACCAGGCCCTAGAGGAGGCACGACGAGTTGCTGGTTCCGCCTTAGACGCCAAGGAGAATGCCGAGCGCTACACGAAGATCGCGCGGGCGATGCGAAACGTAATTGAAGGCTACGGCAGCCGATACGTAGTTCCAACGACTGGGCTGGTAGATGAGCTGGCAAATGAATACGGCCACAAGGATTTTGGCGCTCAGCTCAAGCTGGTTCGCCAGCGACAGAAGGATCTAATCAAGAGTGGCCGAGCCGCTGACTGCAAGTATGTTGAGGACAATCGGAGAACTGCTGCCGTTGAGTTTGCGCTCGATGCGTTCAACGGCAAAGTTGATAGTATTGTCTCCCGAGTGAAACATGACAATTTAGGAAAGCTCCGGCAAGCTATTCTTGATGCGTTCGAATTGGTAAATCGCAACGGCTCGGCATTCAGGGATGTAAGGGTGACTCTTGAGTACCGAAATCTGCGATTGGAGGAGCTTCGCCTTGCTGTTGGCATTCAAGAGATGAAGTTACGCGAACAGGAGGAGCAGCGAGAGATCCGGGAGAAGATGCGAGAGGAGGAGCGAGCCAAGCGAGAGTTTGAGAAGGCCATCAAGGCCGCCGCGAAGGAGGAGAAGGACCTCACGAGAGAGATGGATGCGATGCGCGCCAGGGTTGCCACAGCCACTGAGGCCCAGCGGGCCGAGTACGAGGCCAAGCTGGCCGTCCTCGAGGCTCGCCTCAAAGAGGCCGAGGAGCGAGAGCGGCGGGCCATCTCGATGGCTCAGCAGACCCGGCGCGGCCACGTCTACGTCATCTCGAACATCGGCAGCTTTGGCGAGAACGTCTACAAGATAGGCCTCACCCGCCGCCTGGACCCCATCGACCGCGTGAGGGAGCTAGGCGACGCGAGCGTTCCGTTCCCCTTCGACGTGCATGCGATGATCTTCAGCGAAGACGCCCCTGCGCTCGAGTTCGAGCTCCAAAAGCGCTTCCAGGAGAAGAGCCTCAATCTCATCAACTTCCGCAAGGAGTTCTTCGCCGTGCCCATCGCGGAGATCAAAAAAATGCTCGATTCCATGGGGGTGCAAGCCCACTGGACCGAGGCGGCCGCCGCGCGGGAGTACAGGGAGTCGATCGCGATCCGCGAACGTGGAGAAGTAGCACAAGCGGTGGCTCGACGAGGGCCGATTGCGCCTAGCGAGGATGACGAGTTGGACTTGGATGCGGAGTTTCCTGAGCTGTTGGCTGCTGGCTAGTCTGGCCGAAGCCAATCACTGATTACCTAGCCAGAGAGGCTAGTGTTGGCGCCAGTGCCCTTACAAGTAACTGGAACGGAGGTTGTGAGTGAAGGATCAATCTATGAAGTACCTTAGTGCTCTGGCTCAATTTACCGACGAAGTCGATCTCGACACGCTTGACCCCGTCGAGGAATCGGACCGAGACAAGCGAAATCAACGTCACCAGGTGTTAGAGTACATGCGCCAGAAGGGGTGGATAAACTATGAATCCATGCTCGGTGGCGGGGGATATGTGAGCATCCGCGCCGAAGGAATTGATACGTTGAATGCGCCGCCCAGCCAAGCCACAACTCAGTCGGTAACCTACAACGTCCATGGGGTGCATGGACCGGCTCAGTTTGGCAACAACAATGTGCAGAACATTACCTATCGGCAGACGCTGGAGCGGTTGTGCGATGAGATAGAAAAGAGCGACATGGATGAGGGGGAAAAGACGGAGGCTAAGTCGTACGTTCAGGCCGTTCTGCACAATCCACTCTTAAACACCGTTCTTGGCTCGGCGCTCAGCTTCGGTGGCGCGGTACTCCAGAAATTAGTGCAAGGCTAGGTCGGCCATCGTTTGGGTTCGGTGCCGTCCGAGCTCTCCGAGCACGGCCGACCGGCACATTCATCGAACGCCGCATGATACAGCCGCCGCTTGCGCTCGCTGCCGTGCCAGCTCGTCCGTAGACGCGACACACTGTCCACCACCGCCTGGAACGACCGCGCCAGCCTTCCGAGGAAATGAGGCAGGAACCAACATGCCTGCGCTGGTTGGCCCGACGCGAACAACTGTCCCACCGGCTCTCGTTGTCTTCCCAACCATCAATCCGGGTCACTGGTTGACAAGCGCAGACCGGCCCGAAGCGATGGGTGGTTAGGCGCAGGATAGGCGCGGCCCGTAGGCGGACCACACTCAATTCAGGCTCCATGGTTGACGGTGGCCACAAGTCACGCGAACCGAATCGGCTTGGAGAATGATCTCACGAAGACTTGGCTGCACTTAGCGGGTTCGATTGGTACCGGCTCTGACTTCCGAAGTGCAGAGTAAACTCCGCCTCTATTCAGCGAACTAAATTTAACCTCGTTGCCTGCGCTGTCGAGGCATTTGGCTCCGGATTTGCCCATGGCCTGGACGTATTCACGCCACTGCTTGTAGCTCAGGAGTGAGCCCGCACGGAGATGTTCTTGTACGCTTGGACTTACACGGAGCATGACAAACCTCGCTGCATCAAGAGGCACGGCAGTGTGCCAAGTTGGCCACATGGAGGGTATGCCGGTTGAGGTGACTGTCAAGCCGCGGTACCGATCAGACATCAGGTCAGCCCTACGAGGAGTGCAGCACTTGTAGGGAGATGGGCAAGTCCATGTACCGTCAAACAAATGATACATTTTCCTTGGGTCGCCAAGCCAGCCGCCAGTCCTTGTCATCGAACCAGATTATTTCACTACGGGCAGCCGCGGTTGCTCCCGAGGAATAGTCGGCTGCCACCGTGTGCGTGGCGGTAAGCAGGCGGACATCGCCCTCGTAGCCGGCCTGCTGGAGGGCTAACAGACACCCCATAGCGGCGGTGCCGTAGGTCAGAACATCGTCTAGAAGGGTTATCGGCAGATCCGGGTTGAGCAATGTTGCATCGACGGCGAGCGAATCGCGATGTTCCAGGACAGACGTTCGGTCATTGCGCCCGGCAGCGTGAGACTTAGCAACTGCGGTCCTTCGGGTCAGCAAGGGGTGAGCGCTTCTCGCGAGCCCCGCCGCCTGAAGACGGACGGCGAGGTCGTACATTGGCCAAGTTTTCCGTTTGGGCGGAAGTGGTGTCACGCTTGATGACGGAACGGGCACTATTTGACGCCCAGGCCCGATGACATCAGCGAGTTCGTCTGCACTGTCCTTTAGTACGCTGCTGAACCACTCAATAGCCATCACTGTGTTTCCATCCCCGTCAGTCAGACCGCCGCCTTCCTTGAGAGCGTACAGCAGCTTTTGGAGCCACTTTTCCTCTTGAGTGGCGGCATTGGACTTCGTGTAGTACGGAAACACCGAGAACGCTTGGATGGAAAAGCGGCTCACCGGATGGCCTCCAGCACTTCGTCCGTGTTGTCCAAAATCCTCGCCCCGTTCTTCACAAAGCTCTCTGGCCACTTCAGGTCTCTGTTATCTAGCAAGCTTCTCATCAAGAACAGTGGCCGACCCAAGCTCAAGACTTCTCTCGCTTGTGAGAGCGAGCCGCTGCCGTCGCCAGCTTCAACAATGACGGAGGCATGAGCGATCCGAGCCATTACGCGGTTGCGTGCTACGAAGTTTGACGGAAACACTCGCGAGCCCGGGGTGAACTGGCTAATGAGCAAGTGATGGCGGTAAATCTCCGCTTGAAGCTCGGCATGTGCCGCCGGGTATGCTGTGTCGAGCGGCGTGCCAATCACTGCAATGGTTCGGCCGCCGGCCTGGAGTGTGGCGGCGTGGGCAGCGAAGTCGATGCCCTTGGCCAGTCCGCTAACAGTTGCGACTCCGGCTTGGGCGAGTTGGCGCGCTAGTTTTGCGGACCTGCGGACGCCGTCCGCCGACGCGGACCGCGAGCCCACGATTGCAACCAGTGCCGGTGCTCGCAACAGCGTGGTATCGCCCGCGCAGTAGAGAATTGGAGGCAGCCTCATGAGCTCTGCTGGGAGCACATCCTCAAACGCATCCTCGGCTGACAGAATGCGAACATCTGCTGGTGGCGTGTAGCGGCTCCTAGACACCATCTCTCGTGGTCTCCACGCATCGCTCGTGTTGGCGGCATCCGCTGCGAGAGCCATAGTCCCACCCCCTGGTGCTAGACGGCGCGTTGTGCGTGCACCGAGGGTGGATGATATCCAGTTTGGGTCTTGGTACAACCGACGGGGTTCGATGAGGAGCCAGGTCAGATCTGAACGACCCGATACCGCGCTAGCACCTGCGACACGTAGAACGTCGCCGGCCCCGCCGAGGCGAACGTGCCCACGAGCCGTAGAGCCCACCTATCGGCAGTGGCGCCCGCGACCTCGCTCGCGAGCGTCACGAGCTTCGAGGTTGGCGCGCTGTCGGTGGGGTGCACCCACGTCACCGAACTCGACAAGGACTCCGCAGTCCAGCCGCTCGAGGCGTTGTCGCAGTCGGTTCGCTGTATGGTGGCCGACATGGCGTCTCCGGCGTCGGTGCCGGTGAGCCACCCGATGACGCGGAAGCCCACCAGGGCCTCGCCCACGCGGTGCTGCGGGGCCTGGAAGTAGAGCGGCGCGTTGGCGGTCGTGCAGCTCCAGCGGTGCCCGTTGAAGGTCCACCCGCTGCCGGCGGCGTTGCTGTGGTCCATGTGGACCGTGCGCTCGACGAGCTTGCCGCCGGCGCCGATGAGGTGCAGGTCGGGCACGAGCACCCGAGGCTTGACCGAGAGCGACGTGTCTTCCTGGTTGCCGTCAGCCTTGGTGAAGCGCAGGTAGTTCGCCGCGGTCGGGTTGGCCGCTGTGCCGAGCGAGAGCTGTCCGGCCTCGGCCCGCCAGAGCCAGTCGTTGGCGCCCCCGAGCGCGAAGTCCACCACCTCCGAGCCGGCGAGGTCGGTGCTACCGGCGCCGTCGTCCTCGCCGTCGGGGCCATAGAGCCACAGCTCCCGGTGGGTGCCGGCGATGCGGCGCAGGCGCAGCATGACGGGCTCGACGCCCTGGTCGACGCGGTCCGCGCCGTGGAACAGTGAGACCCGCATGACCGCCCGGCTGCTCAGCTCGTCCACGGCGAGGCTCGCCGCGGGGGCCGCCGCACCTGCCGATAGCAGGATGTCTGCGCGAGACTCAGGGTGAGGCCTGCGGGTCCGCGCGAGGTCGGCGAGGGTCTCGGAGACCACCGCGTTCGTGCCGGTGTTCCACTCGAATCGCGCCACCTCGAGGCAGTCGCTGTACGTCGAGTTGTACGTGGCCTCCGCTGCGATGGTGAGCTGACCCACCATCGCCTCGACGGCTGCGGAGGCGTTGGAGTCCACGGCCAGGACGAAGAGCACGTAGTCGCCAGAAGCCTCGTTGTGGCTGAAGGCGACCGTGTCGGCCGCGAGGCCTCGCACGACGCGCATGCGTCCCTCGGCGTCGGCCGTGTAGATGAAGCTCCCGGCGGGTAGCGGGTCGAGCTCGAAGGTTTCGGTGGCTGGGCCCGTGGCGCTGTGCGCGAGGCTCTGCGACCACGCCTCGGTCTCGGCGAGCCCGGGGATGTAGATGGCCGGGCCTGCCAGGCCCCACTTCAGCACGTTCGAAGCCTCGGTCTCGAGGAACGCCAGGTCGCGCGCCAGCGAGCCGAAGGTCTTGATCGTATTCTGGGCAGCCGTCGAGACCGTCCCGTCGAGCACGGTGCCGAGGTACCAGTAGCTGAGATTTCCCTCCGAGTCGGTCTGGGTGGAGAGGTTCGTCGTGGACACCGACAGCCCCTCGAGGAGAACGAGGTAGGCCGCGGTGCTCGTCGACGGCGTCTCCTGGCCGAAGCTGTGGGCGACGGCCACCGTGACGTTCGTGCCGTTGCTCTTGGCTTGGCCCTCGACGATGGCCAAGCCTGCGTCGACCGGGTTGACCATCCACACGTGCGCGCGCCGGTACTCGGAGCTGCTGTTGGCCCAGGCGCCCCCGCTGGCTGCGGTGGCGAGCGTGTTGACGTTGAAGGTCATCGTCCCGTCGCCGTTGGCGGTGACGGTGTCCGGGGCGCCGAGCTCGCCCATCGTGAGCTTGTAGCGCGACAGGTGTAGCAGGCCGCTGGAACTCGCGACGAAGGTCGGCCGAGCCTGGTAGCGAAAGCCCAGGTGGTAGGTGGTGCCGCTCTGCCGCTTGTAGGGCACCTGGGTGATGCGCCCCAACACGTCGGAGTCGGCGGTGTTGTAGGACAGAATCCGCCCGGCGGCGGTGCCGCTCGCGGCCGAGGGCGAGGCCACCGCCAGCCGATACACTCCCGAGGAGAGGCTCTCGGTGATGGACACGGGGTCGTCCCCGAAGGTGCCCGGCGTGGGGTACTCGGTGACCACCTTCGCGCGCTGGACGTTTTCCAGATACTCGAGCACGCGCACCCGCAGGTCGTCCGACCCGACAATCAAGCGGTTGGTGGGGTTGAGTCGGGTCTGGCCAGTTTGGGTGGTCCCCATCTCAGGCTCCTGGGCCGACGCGGTGGGCCGCGACGGGGTGAATGGCTACTTCGGTGTAGAGCAGGTCCAGAGCGGCACCGCTGTCGACGTACAGCGAGCAGGTACCCGCGCGGGCGTGGTCGGTGGCCGAGGCGGTCTCGACGATGAGGTTTCCGTCCACCGTCACCCGCACGGAGTCGGTGGAGACGCCCGCGATGGACGCGATTTGCAGGTGGTGTTGCACCTCGAGGTGCAGCTCGGTGGCGGTGGTGCTCAGCAGCGTGAGCGTGCCGCCGGTCTCGTCGTAGATGCGTATTCGACCGGCGGTCGAATCCGTAGCGTGAAACGTCACTCGAACGACGGTGGAGTTGTCGTCGGCCGAGGAGTGCCGGATGCGCCACCACGAGTCTCCCGCCGCGGAGGCCTCCAGCAGGGAGGTCCACACCACCCGCTTCCACGCCGCAGAGCAGGGCCCCACGGACATCGCCATGCCTGTCTCGTTGGCGAAGGCCAGCCGGAACACCGCCGTCTCGAGGGTGGCCGGCGTGACGCCCGGCATCCTGGACCACTGAAAGAGCCCCTGGGAGAAGTCCTCGACGAGCGCGTACCAGTAGACGTCCAGCCGCTCGTTCCAGGGCCGCAGCGCGGCGATGGCGCCGTGCACGAGGTCGCGGTTGGCGCGCTTCTCGCCGGCGGAGAGTGTACCGCCGAGGTCCTCGAAGATGCCGTAGGGGTCCGGAAGATGGAGGTCCACCGTGTACTCGCTCCAGGGCGAGGCCCCGGGAGACGAGAGCCCGTACCAGGGCAGGCTCGTGAGCCCCAAGATGTCCTTGCGCAGATGCCAGTCGGCCACCAGCACCGGCCGCGCGAGCAGGGCCACCAGTATCGACCGGAGGTCGAATCCCGCCTGCCGCCAGATGGCGACGGCGTCGGGCAGGAAGCGCCGCCACTGGGCTTCGGTGAAGTGCCTTGGGAAGCCGATTGCGGCGTCGAGCCCGAACTGCGCGCCGAGCAGCGGGAGACACTTGCCCGGGACCCGGTCCGGGTCGTGGACGTCGCGCATGGCCAGCGCCCGGTTGTACAGCGGCAGCGACGTCTTCGCGGCTGCCTGCAGGAGACCCCGCAAGATACGCGCCTGCTCCGCGTCGTGCAGGTGGCCCGGGTGCAGCCAGCCGAGCATCTGGGCGGCGCTGTCGTCTACCCACTCGTCGGTGGCGCTCACGAGGCCTCCGTGATGGTGACGGTCGCAGTGCCGAGCATCGGCAGCTCGCCCTCGTCGAGGTCGATGGCGGCCACGTCCGTGAGGCTCTCGCCGAGGTCGTCGATGGTGGTGACCTGGTCGATGTAGCCGTCACCGGCTGCTGCGGCGATGGCCGCGAGCACGGTCGTCTTCGAGAGCCGCCCCCCGAGCCGGTGGACGTAGGTGCCGGTGGCCTCGGTGGAGTCGGTGGGCAGGCGCCGGCGGACGAGCGGGCGCAGCGCATCGGCGAGCGCGGCTTCGATGGCGGCCTTCACGCCCCCCGCGTAGCCGGTGAGCACCGTGACCGTTGTCGTGACGTTGACCACCCGCGCGACCCAGTTCAGCACCCGCGCTTGCTGGTTGAGCAGCATGCGCTTTCCGATGCGCTGCCAGCCATAGGCGGTGCCGTTGAGCCACGCCTCGAGCTCCTCCAGATCGTCGGCGGTCAGCTGGGTGTCGCCGGTACCCACGACGTAGACGCGGGCGGTCTTGGGGTCGGTCTCGTCCTCGTAGCCGATGGCGCGGGCCACGGGCGAGCGCCCGTCGGCGGTGCGAAAGTTTGCCTCGATGAAGGCGCCCGTCGCCTCCGCGGTGACGGGGCCGTTGACCGCCCGCACGTAGCCGGGGATGAGCAGCTTCGTCTTCGCGATGGAGGCCTCCGTGCCCCCTTCGCGCGCGGCCCAGCCGGTGGCTGCGCGGGGATTGGTGATGTCCGCGAGCGACGTGACGGCCGTCGAGGCGGTCTTCACCGCGCCGGCACCGACGTTGCCGTCGTCCATGGCACCCCGGCGGTAGGACGCGAGAATGCGGGCACCCGCCGGGGGGATGGCGCCCGTGACGCCGTCTCCGAAGGTGTAGCGGAACGTCCCGTCCGGGTCCTCGCTGAGCTGCACGACCTTGTCGTCGGGGTCGTAGCCGTACAGGCTCGCCACCACCGTCCACACCTCGCCGCCCACCGTGACGGAGTCTGCCTCCGCGGCGGTGCCGTCGATGATGTCTGCCGCCGAGAGCTGGTAGGTCTGCAATGCCGCGGTGGTGGCTTGGCCGAGGTCTTCGGTGACGCTGCGCCCCTGCTGGCAGTCCTCGAGGAGCAGGTGCCAGCGCCGGGCCACGCCCGCCACCGTGCCCAGCGCGGGGCTGCTCGCGGGGTTGCCGATGGCGCGGCAGCGCACCCAGAAGGCCGTCACGCTGTCGAGCTCGGTCTTGGCCCAGGCGTAGTCGGCGGACTGCGGCAGCGTCCACTGCACGCTGCCGGACTGCTTGCAGCCGTTGGTGCCGTCGACCAGGCCCGGCAACGCCACCCATCGGGGCCTCACCTCGTACAGGGCGGGGTTCTCGCTCGGGGAGGTCTGGCCCAGGTAGCTCACGTCCACGTAGTGGCCCGCGCCGAAGGCCAACACCGCCTCCTCGCGCGCGCCGGTGGGCAGGTAGACCACCTCGATGGTGAACAGCCCGTCGGCCACACTGCTCGCGCCGAAGAAGCTGTTGATGGCCACCCGCAGGGTGCCCGAGCCGAGGTCGGTGACGGTCGAGGGCGCGAGCGCATAGTCCGGATCGTAGTACTCCCACCGGGCTGCTGCGGCGGCGTGGGTGAGTGTGCCCGTGAAGGTCAGCGCAAGCGCGCTGAACATCGCGTCGGGGTGGCCCAGATACAGCGCGTCGCCGGAGTCGTGGTTGGCCCAGATGGTGGAGCCGCTCACCGCGGCGAAGGCCTCCGTGGCGGCGATGAACCGCCGGGCCACCCCCCGGTCGGTGCCGTCGCCGGCGAAGTCGGTGGGGCGCACGCTCACCGCGTCCCCCAACCACTCGAACTCCACCGCCGTGGCCCCGGTGTCGGGGGTGGTGGTGAAGCGCGTGCCCGAGGGGACGAGCGACTCGGTGGACGACAGAATGCGGGTGATTGTCGCGACCACGTCCGTGCTGGCCGGCGTCTCGCGGCGGAGCTGGTAGCCCACGAGCCGAGCGAGCGCCACGAGCGCCGCGCGTGTGCGCAGGGTCGGCAGGTAGGACTCTGCCGCCTGGTCGTCGATGAGGGTGTGCCCGATGTGCTGGTACAGCGCGAACACCCGCCCGAGGCCGTTGACCAGGTCGAAGGGGTCCGTCTCGGTGTGGTCGGGCAGGAACTCCCGCTTCCAGCGCCCGAAGGCATCGACGAGGCTGTCGTAGTAGATGCCGTTGACCTGCAGGTCGCGCGGTGTCGTGACCGGGATCGCCATCACACTTCTCCCGTGATTTGGGCCTCTTGGCCGCCGGTCTCGAGGTTCTGCCACCGAATGACGACTGCCCGCCGGCCGTCGTCGCGCACGGGCCCCGACTCCATCGCGACGAGCCGCGCACGGCGCTGCGCCTCGAGGTCGCGGAAGACGCTGCGCACGTGCTCGTCGAACCGCGCCGACTGCCGCCGGCTGGCCGTCTCGTACTCGCCGCCGGGCACCGTGTAGCCCTCGGCCACGTCGAAGGGGTGCAGGCTCATGCCCGGCGAGAGCCGCGCGACGATGACCTGCTCGAGGCTTCGGCGGCCCCCGTCGTCGGGGGAGGTCCACGCGATGCCGCCGGTCGGCGCAATACGCAGGGGTGTGAGCGCGCTGCGAGCCATCAGGTGCCCTCGTCTTTGGCGACGTACACACGAGCGCTCAGCACGTCGCCGAGGGCCGTACGGACGCCCTGGATGCCGGAAATTGCCGTCTGCACCACCGCCTGAGACGCGGGGTCCATTGAGGCTGTGCCGTAGGTCGCGTTTCGGATGGAGCCGAGCGCTGTCTCGATGTTCTGCAGCGCCGTGGTGAGCTTGGAGACGAGCGCGTCTCCGAGCACGGCCCGCTCGGTCGCGCCGAAATGGCCGAGGTAGACCTTGCCGACGGAGTCGAGCCCCACGAGCGAGGCCTCGTCGCGCGAGACCAGCGCACGGCGCTGCGGGTATTCGTCCCGCGCCCACCCCGGCGGCTCGGCCGAGGGCGAGGGCGCGAGCTCCGTCCACACGTAGTCGCCCGGCGCAGAGCTCTCGACCGCGACGGTGGTGTCGACCGTGGGGATGGCCCAGGGCGTGGCGACGGCGAAGCGCGGGCGCGCCCAGAAGGGCTGCTCGAGCAAGGCGGGGCACTGAACCAGCACGCGCCCCTGCTGCTTGGGGTCGGTGTCGTCGACGACGACCGCGAGGTAGACCCGGCTCATCGTGCCTCCACCAGCACGCGCTGGCCCTCGAAGCGCACCTGGTGCCCCGAGCCGTCCCAGGAGTGCGTGACGCGGGTCATGAGGTAGTACCCCTCGTCGGTGGGCAGCACGCCCGAGACATAGTGAGCTTGGTCCACACCCAGCTCGTGGGCGCCCTGGATGTTGGGGACGAGCTCGCCAGAGCACACGAAGAAGCCCTCATAGCGGGCCTGCATCCACGCCAGCGCGTACTCGCGCACACCCTCTCCAGCCTGCGCCGCCCCCGCGTAGAGGACCTCCCGCGCCCAGCGCTTTTCGCGGACCGTGATGCGGCGGCGCTTGCCGGCGGGGATGGTCTTGTAGCTCTTGCCCGTCTCCACGCCCTCGCTGCTCTCGCCGAGCTGCGCCACGAGGAAAGACGTGCCGTCGGAGATGGCCGAGGGGTCGAACTTCGAGTAGAGCCGGAGCTGGTCAGCCGCCGCCGCCACTTGCTTGGCGTCGAGCTGCTCCTCGCTCTCGACCACTGCACCCGTGGGGGTCATCCGGACAGTGACCCGCACCACCTGGCGCGTGCTCCTGTCGAGCCCCACCACCTCCACCGCCGACGGAAGCCCCTGGGTGTCGAAGGTCGTGTCGAACGACTGCAGCTCGCCGCCGGTCTCCGACTCGGGCGCGATGTACCGCAGTCGCCTCCCCTGCCCTGCACTGAACCGCACCCGCCCACTGCCGCTCAGCGGCGAGTCGGCCACCCGAAGCGGGAGCATCTCCAGCGTCTCCCTGCCGCGGCTGCCCGAAGGCGAAGGCTCGTAGGCCACCCGCGGCATCGCGAGCCCGTAGGTCTGCGCCAGGAGCTTGCAGTACTCGAGGTCGGACTTGCCGACCTCCTTGACCCGGTCCCCCTTCGGCACCCCGGGCCCACTGAGCGCCTCCGCTGCCTCGAGTTGCATACCCGCTCGCTCGGCGATGGCCTGCAGCGGCGGCAGCTCCGACTTCAGCGCCTCGAACACGAAGCTCTGCTGCGGGACCATCAGCCGCGCCAGGCTCCCGTGCGCCTGCACGGAGAGCGTCGGGGCCTCGCCGGCTGGGTAGTCCGAATCCCGAGTCACCACGCTGAACAGCCCGTGGCAGTGGTCCACCGCATCGAAGCCGCTCCACAATTCGAACTCGGTGCCGGGCCACAAGAACTCGGCGTCGGTGGCCAACACGAAGCCCCGGAACGCGTCCCACGCCAAGAAAGTGAGCGTGACGGTGGGCGCGAGCCCCACCTCCTCCTCGAGCTGGATGGCCTGCAGGTGCTCGACGACCGAGTCGTCGAGCGAGCGCATCCTCCCCGTCCGCGCGTCGAGCACCCGAATGTCGATGACAGCAGCCCGGGGCTCTGCGGTGGTCATGCCTCCACCTCCCCGCGCGCAATCGCCGCCGCCCGGTCGCGATCGCGCTCTACCGGAGGCCTCCACGCGGGCCTGCCGCCCGCTGTGGCGCCCGCGCGAAGTGGCGTGGGTTCGCCCTCGGGGACGGTCGTCAGCGTGGCAGACAAGCCCTCCCAGGCCCGCACCGCGCCGACCAGCCGCGCCTTGGCCTTCTCCGCCACCCGGGTCATCGCCCCCGTCTGAAGCCAGGCGGGGCTCGCCGGCGCTACGGGCACCCGCAGGCGGCTGTGGGTGGCGTCGAACACCCGCACCCGCGCGTCGGGCGTCGGCAGCACGATTTGGGGGTTGATCCGGCGCAACAGCACGCCCTTCATCGGGTCAGCCAGCAGCCGCTGAGCGAGCCCCTCCCACGTGTCGCCCGGGGCCCATGTGTGCCAGGACGTCTCTCGCTCGAAGGGGCTGCGCGCCTGTACGAGCTTGGCCGCCGTCGCCTCCACGAGCGTGAACGACACCCGCAGCGCGCGCAGTGCCCCGGTCTCCGCATCGAGCCCGTGTGGCACCTCGATGGAGAGGTCCGCGAGCCAGCACCGCATCTGCCGCGAGCCGTAAGTCCACACCAGCGCCGGAGGGCGCGTGCGGTCGTACAGAGGCTCCTTGAGCGCCATGAACGCTCGCCGCACCAAAGCGTCGAGCGGGTCCGCCCCTGCCGAGGTGTCTGGCATCGGCCACAGCCCGGTGATCGAGACCCGGTTTGCCGGCGCAGAGCGCGGGATGGTGATCCGCCGGCGCGCTCCGAAGCCCCCCGACTCGAGGATGTCCGCTCCCACCGACTGCTGGTCGGACTCCGGTCGGGTGTAGCCAAAAACCGTCGGCAGCCCGTACCGCGCGTCCTCGGGCGCAGCCTCGAGCGTCCACGTGGGCTCTTCCGCCGGGTCGCCCTGCAGCGCCGCGTAGATGGTCAGCGCGAGCTCGCCGCCGATACGAAGCGCCGTATCCGTCGCGTTCTGCGCGAGCGGGCCCCCGCCAGCCGCACCCACGGCGCCACCAGCCAAGCTCGGCGATCCGATGTTCAGCACCGGCAGGTTGAACGCCACCTCAGCCCTCCGGGTTCAGCAGGTGCGGGCGGTGGTAGTTCTCGGCCAGCGGCTCGATGACCCCCGCGCCCTCCCCCGTCCGCAGCACAACCGCCCGGTAGCGGGCGTTCAGGTGGCGCGCCGTGCCGTCGCCGCGGGAGGCCCGGGCCGCGATCGAGTGGCCGCGCTTGCGGTCCTTGTCCGTGATCTGGTGGAAGATTTTGATGCCGATGTCGGAGAAGCCACTCCTGATGGAATCGCTGGCCGATGTCATGGCCTTGACCGCTGTGCCGATCGGGCCAACTGCGAGGAGACGGGTGATCACCTCCTCGGTCACCGCGTCGACCTTTGCCTGAATCGCTATTAGTTCCTTCACGGCCTTCTCTCGAGCTCTTTTCTCCTGGTTGATCAGCTCGGTGAGTTGCTCTTCCACCGCTGTACGGTTACCGAGCACCGTCTTCATCGCTTCTTTGCTGGCTTCGTCTATGAAGGCGTCGACCATAGTGGGGTCGAGCATCCGCGGCCCAAGACCCGGCATGGACGGCGCTTCTGCGCGCTGCTGAAACTGTTTCGATGTCTCGGCGGCCAGTTCTCCGAAGAGCTTGCTCTGCAGCTTTTTTAGCGCGGCCTGCACGAGTTTGTCCTGCGGATCATATCCAGCCTGCCGGAGGAGGTTTTCGTTGCCATAGCCGGTCGAGACCACGTCCATGATGCCCGGTACGTTTTTCAGGAATCCTCTTGGATTAGCCCTGAAAAACTCCGCATACCCCTTGATTTCGCGGCCCTCGGTATTGCCAAACACCATCGTTTTGACGTTTTTCGCCGTGTCCATGTCAAGCTGGGCTCTGAGAGATTCATTGTCCCCAAAATACTTTCTTCCGAAGTATCCTCCTAGGGCCTCGCCGAGTGCCGCTGCCGCTGCCGCTGCCAACACCATCGACTCCACCACCAAAGTGCCCGTCGCGATTTTCCCCAGCACTCCGGCCGCGCCAGTAGCAGCTCCGGCAGCAGCACCAGCGCCGGTTGCTGTTTTTGCCTGCGACAGCGCCCCGCCTACGCCTGCAGCGAATTTTCCGATAAGGCCGAGCCCCTTTCCCACGAGCATGACCTCAAGCATTTCAAGCAAGCCTTTCACGACGTCTTCTGCGATGGTGAGAAATTGTCCGACAGCCTTCTTCACTTTGGGTATGGCCGCTTCGATTTTCGCTGGCAGCTTCTCGATGCTGCCTCCGTACCTATTCAAGATCATCACGCCGACGTCTCGAGTCATGGTGCTGAAGGAGGTCTTGATCCTGTCGATGTGATGGCCGGTGGACTGCCCAACTTGCTCGAACTGTCTATCCATCGTCCCGGTGGCACGGCGCATCGACGCGAGGTTACGCTCGAAGTCCGCGGCTTTCTTTCCAGTGATCGACAGCACCAAATTGAAGGCCTCGACAGACCCGAAAAGCGTTGCCAGAGCCTCTTGGTCGTCACCTGCGGCCTCGCTGACCTCGCGCATGAACCCGGCGAGTCCTTCGGCCTTCAATCCGGTGGTCGAGAAATCGACACCGAGCCGCTCCGCGACCTTTCTGGCCTCTCCAGACGGCTTGATCACTGCTGCCAGAGACTGCCGCAGGGCGGTGACCGCCTCAGCGGTCTTGATGCCAGCGGAGGTCGAGGTGGCCATTACTGCCGCGACCTCCTCGATGCTCACTCCTGTGGCGGCCGAGGTGCTGACGATGTTGCCGAGGCTTCGGGACAGCTCCTCGATCGAGGTCTTGCCGATGTTCGCAGACGCAAAGAGGACGTCCAAGACCTGCTCGGTTTTGCCCGCCGAAATTCCATAGGCATTTAGCACGCTCGTGGCGCCGTCCACGACGGTGGTCATGTCGGTGAAGCCGCCCTTGGCGGCCTTGGCCATGGCCCGGGTGAATTCGACCGCGCTTTCCTGTGCGATGCCAGCGCTCATGGCCTGGTACATCGCCTCATTGATGTCGTTGACCCCAATTCCGAAGTCCAGCGACATCTGCCGGACGGCCCCGCCGAACTTCTCGATGGCTCCGGAGCGGGAGCCCATAAGCGTGCCGATCTTGGTGAGCCCACGGTCGAGCTCGACTGCGCCGCTGATGGTCTGGTTGAGGCCCACGGTTGCGCCCGCGAAGGCGAGCCCGTAGCCCACCAGCGCCGAAGTGGCGCTTTTCAAGGTTCTCTCGGCGCGGTCGATGCTCAGCCCCATGGCGCCGACCAGGGTGCCAAAGCGCTGTGTTTGCTTCCCGGAGGCCCCCAGAGCAGCCCGAAACATCGCGTCATCGAGCGTAAGCTTTGCGCCGAGTGTCAGCATTCGTTACCTCGATTTTCGTTGGCGAGCGACTTCGTCTTCGGTCTTGGCGCACTGCGCCAGGACATCCATGAGCTCGGCCGAGGTCAGATCCAGCAGCTCCACCCGCGTGTAGTGGCGGAGCTTCAACAGCGGGTCCGTCAGGCTCACGAAGTCCGCGTGGGAGAGGGCGGCGCTCGCGAGCTCGAGGATCGCTACTGCGCCAGCAGCATCCCCGAGTCGAAAGGGAGCGGCACCAGCTCGCCGCAGGTGTGCCGCACCATCGCGATGGCCCACAGCCCGCCCCAGGTGGTGGTGGTGGCAACGGACACTGCGCGCCAGTCCCACAGGAGGAGGTTTTCCAGGTCTCGCCGGGGCATTCCGCCCTGGCAGGCAGCGCCAGCGGCGGTGCGGTAGCCCACGATGGAGGACTCGATGCCCATCTGCGCGAGGAGCGCGCCGTTGGTCATCTCCTCGGGCGTCCGCACGGACCCAATGTGCTGGCCCCAGCGGGTGGGCTGCACGGCCAGTGCCGACACCGACTCACCCGCGAGCAGGACCGGCTCGGCGAAAGCTACCGCCGCCGTGACGGGCGCATCCGCGGTCCAGTCGGGGAAGACTTGGACCCGGATGTCGGAGGCCTTCGCTTCGAGGGGCCCGATGGGGTTGCGGCAGTGGGGACAGGGGGCTGCGGGGTCGTAGGTCAGCGGCACGCGCTGTTGGGAGCGCTGAAGCGCGCGGCAGGCAAGGATGTAGATCACGTCGCTGGGCACCAGCGCGCCGATGGTGGCGAGGGCGCGCTCGGTGGCGCGGCCCATCTGCTCGCCGGCGAGCTCCTCGAGGACGAGCGCCGCGATAGCAGTCATGCGGCGCCCATGGTGGTGGGCGAAGGCCGGCTGCGCTGCAAGTGCACCCACCTCGAGCTCGAGCTTGGCGGTGGGTTTGCGCAGGGTGAAGGTGCGCTCCACTCGCCCATCGCGCACGAAGCCGTGCGGGAGCTGGGTGCCCCAGTCGGACATGGCGACGAGTTTCGGCTTGTGGGTGCAGTAGATGGGCTGCTCTTGGACGAGGCCGCCGTCCTTGTCGAACAGCGGCGCGTCTGGGTCGAACACCTTGGCGTTTCGAAGCGCCTTTTCGATGACATTTTCGGACATATGGCCTCTCAAGTGGTGCCCCCGCCAGCGACGCGTCGAGGCCATGACGCGCCGCCGGCAGGAGCATAAACACGGCTTACGCCGCGAAACTAAATCCGGGTCGCCCGCTTGTAGCGCAACGTGTAGGTCGTGGTGGCAGCGCCCGCGGTTCCGCTACCGTTGATTTTCCGGCTCGTGCACCACGCGCGGTGCAGGCGAAACCCGGCGCCTTTGCTCCCGTCGGAGTAGGGGTACTCGACGACCACCGGGACTTTTGCCACGGACGCGCCCCGGAGCTTGAACCAGCTCTCGAGGGCGGTGCGGATGGCCAAGTCCGACTCGTACACCGAAAAGGTGAATTCCATGGACGCGGAGTTGGGCCCCGCGCTGTGGGCCTCTCCGTCCTTGGTGTCATAGGTGTCGGTGGCCTCGGTGATTTCCGAGCTCTCCACCGGCGTGATGACGAGCGGCGGAATGCCCGGCAGCCCCGTCACCAGAATTCGCACCTGCTTGGTCTGCGGGTGTTCAGACCCGAAATCCTCGACGAATGCACTCATGGGCGGCCTCCTACGCGGCGGTCGGCGGCACAGCGATGCCGGTGGTGAAGAGGTTGAGCTGAATTCGCTTCGTGGTGTTCACGATGCGGAATTCGACATTGGCGACACGTCGGCCTTGGTCGCGCACCGCGACGGGGTTGAGCGAAGGCCCGGCGTCGACCTTGTAGGCCGACTCGAAGGCCACCGGCAGCCCGTCCTCGAGGATGTCCAGTGCGCCGTCGCGCCAGAAAAGCTCGAGGATTTGCACGATTTTCGCCTCGATGAGGGTCTGCAGCGTGGAGCCCTCTCCACCGACGTTCGCCTCGTACTCGAGGTCGGCGAATTGCCCGGCGTTGAGCGTTTGGATGATGTCGAGAAAGGCCTTCTGCTTGTGCAACCAGAAGGTGCCCAAAAAGCCCGAGTTCGCGCCCTGGTCGCCGTGCACGTAGATGGCCGCGCCGTCGGCCATGACGGGGAGAATGCCGGCGTTGTTGAGCACGTGGTCGCGGATGCGGGTTTGTGTGCCACTGAAGGGCACACCCGTGTCCAGGCGCCGGATGCGGGGGCTGAGCGCGACGTTGCCGAGCCCGCCCGGGGCCTTGTGCCAGCCGAGCCCGGTCGTCCTCGAGGGCGAGTTGCAGTAGCGCACCATAGCGCCCAGGAGGTCTCCAGAGAGCGGGAGCTTGCGGAGCTTGTTGGGCGTCTCGGCCGACTCCGGGGTGTAGCCCCAGGCGGGCCAAGCGTACTGCGCGAAGCGGTTGGGCGAGATGTTGTCGCGCACCCACTTCGCCGCCCCCTCCTCGGTGGTGATGGTGCCGCCGTCTGGCAGGTCGAGCACCGCGACCGCGCCGTAGGCGGCGCAAAAATTGATGAGCGCCTGGTGAAGCGCGGCGCTGGTCTGCCCCGGGATCATCACGTGCACGAGCCCCGGGGTCGCCTTGATGAGAGCTGCCAGGGGATTGGCGTCCGAGATGGCGAGCGGGCCCGACGTGTAGTCGAGCTCCGTGATGCCATCGTGCTCGGGGCGAGCGTTGCGCATGGGCTCGATGTACTCGAGCCGAGCCGGCGCACCGTCGCGGCCCGTCTGCGCGGTGGAAGGCAGCCCCGCGATGGAGCGCCAGGTGCCGCCGAAGGTGATGGAGACGTCTGCGCCGTACTCGCCGGCCTTCGACCACCAGGCGATCTTGTTGTCGCTGTTGTAGAACTCGATGTCCTCGTCCCCGGCCGCTGCCTGCGTGTTCAGGTCGGCGATGACCGCCGCCAGGGTCTCCGACGCCCCCGAGAGTGCGCTGGTGAGCGTTTTGGTACTTCCAGCCACGCCGTTGATGGTCTGCGTGTAGGTGAGCGCCTTGGCCGTGCCGCTCATGTCGAAGGGGCCGCCCAGGGTGCCGATGCCGCTGGGGGGCTGAGGCGCCTCGAACTGCGTCGTGAGGTCGTCGGTGGTGGCGAGCGTCAGCGTGTCGGCGGTGGAGCCGATGACCACGTAGCTCTTGGTGGGGTCGAGCGTGCCGGTGCCTGCCGCAGCCCAGGCGGAGACGTACAGCCTAGCGTTGCGCTGCGCGAGGTCCGCCGGGAAGGGGCGGAACTCGAGCACCCAGACGTCAGCAGCCACCGGCGAGGAGCCGCTAGCGACGGTGAAGCTCGCGAGGTGCGGGTGCGGCGAGGTCCACGCCGTGCCCTTCGCACCATTTGGCAGCCCCAGCGCGATCGACTTCCCGTTGAGGTCCTCGGCGGTGATCGTGAAGTCGCTCGTGTTCGTGAAGGTCAGGATGAGCCGGTGAGGGATCATCTTGGCGCCGTACGACACGGTCGAGCGGTCGATGGTGATGGCTCCAGAGCCGCTGCGGCGGATGAAGTCCATGATCTTGAACTGGACGGTCTTGCTGTTGGTCACCACGGGCTTCTTGAGCCCGCTGGCGGCCGTCACAGCGGCAGGCACGGGGATGCCGACCCAGTTGGCCGGGCGAGACTGCGGCAGGGATTCGTCGGAGATCTCGCTCACGGTGAAGTCGAGCGCGAGCTCCTCGTTGGGCCCGGTCCCTGCGAGCTCGCTCTCGATGAGCTGCTCGATGGCCGCGGTGTCCAGCATGGAGAGGCCGGTGTACTGCTTGAGCACCTGGGCACGGTCGAGCACCGGCGCGAGCGCGAAGTCGTTGAGCGGGCGGGTCGGGTCGTCGGAGACCACGATACCCAGCTCCATCGGCTGGCCGGAGGCGTCGGTGTTCGCGCGGGTGATCTGAAAGGTCTTCGCCGACCCCGACGAGGTGTACTCGGTGAAGCCGCCGTCGAGGTTCAGCACCCCCGCCGCTGTGTTGCCCAAGATCTTGAACTGCTTGGACAGCCCCTGCAGCTCGAAGGTCGCGCCCACGAGTTCGTCGGCGAGCCAGGTGCCGGAGTAGCCGGTGGCGAAGTCCTGGCCCGAGATGGCGGAGGTGTCGTTGCTCACCTTGCCGCCGAAGAAGTAGGCAGGGCCCGCCCACTCGCCGGCGGTCGCCGCATCGCAGTCGAAGGCGATGTTGCGTAGCTTCCCGGCGCGAATGGCCGAGTGATAGCCACAGTCGACGTTGCGGTCGTAGACCCGCACCACGCCCGTGGGCTCCCCGATGTCTGTGTTGGCGACCACCCGGCTCGTGTAGAGCTGGCCGGTGCCCCTTGCCTGCGCCAGAAACGCCCGGGAGGCCTCCCAGAGCCAGGTGCCTTTCAGGTGACGGCCGATGCGCCGCATCAGCCCGCCCTCGTCCCCGTGGGGGAGCGGGCGGTTGGCGGCGCCCTTCTGCGCGGGGCCCACCGCCACGACGACGCCACGCACGCGCTGGCGGGTCTGCGCGCTGCCGTCGCGCGCGACAATCTCGGTCCCTGCTCCACCCGGCTGCGGCCCGGAGTAAAATACCTCGGACATTGGCTACCTCACGTCTACGGTTTGAAGGGCCGGCTCGACGCCTGCCGGGTGAATTTCCGCCCAACGCTCGACGACGAGCCGCAGGGCAATCTCGTGGGCGTCGCCGCGCTTCTCTAGCGGCGACTGCTCTCCCATGAAGTGGATGTAGGCCGGCAGTCCCGTGGCGGCGCTGAGCACGGTGCGGCCGTAGCCGCCGCGCTGCCCGCCGCGCTCGAACCACTGCTGGATGGCTGCGGCGATTTCCTGGGCCTCGACGGGGTCTTCGGCGACCACCCGAGCCTTGAGCGTGGCGGTCACCTCGCGTGCCCCGGGCACCCGCCAGACCTCGGAGAGGTCCGACGCGAGGAGCGCTTGGGCGCGCATCAGGTCGCGGTCGACGAAGCTCTCGGCCGTCAGATGGATGTACGGCAGCGTGGTCGTGTACCAGTCAGCGTCGCCCGAGTAGGCGCAGGGGATGCGCAGGCGCAGCCGGCTGTGCACGCGGTGGCCCTCGGGGATGGGTGCATCGAGCGTGTAGGTCTTGGCCTCGGCGTCCCAGGTGCCCTCGAGGGCCTCCTCTCGGTCGGGATCGTCCGTTACGTCGTAGACCGCCAGGACCTGCGCCACGTCCCAGGTGCGGTCCATGTCGGAGTGGGCTTCGCCGTACTCGATGACGGTGAGCGCGGCCGCCGCGTCGAATTCCTCCGCGGCTTCGTAGTCGGGCTCTTCGCTCAGCGCCCTGGCGACGGTGCGCGTGAGCAGGTCGTCGCGGGACGAGCTCGGGATGTCGACGTTGACCGAGGTCCGCTCGAAACGGAACTCACATGCCGCCATCACGCCGTAGAAGCGCGGCGTGGCGTACTTCGACGTGGTGGCGAGCTGCACGTCGAAGCCCAGAGCCTTGTGGGGCCACTGCAGGAGCCCCGTCTCGGTCTCGGCGGCGGTGTTCCAGTTGGAGCCCGACGCGGCCACCCACGCCGTGCCGTTCCAGAAGTACACCCCGGCCAGGTTCCGGGCCCGCAGTCGCACCGTGGTGCCCGTGGGGGCCTGCGCGTACACGCGGGCGAGCGCCACGCTGTCCAGCGCCGCCAGAGGGCGAGCGGGCAAGGTGAGCACCTGTGCCGCTGCCGTGGAGTATTCGGGCACACCCTGGCTGCCGCCGGCCGCTTCGGTCGGCGCGAGGTGCGCATAGGCATCGAAGGTCCGCTTCTCGACCCCGTCGAGACGCTCGGAGCCCACAGCCGCAGTGATGCGCAGTTTCGCGGGGTCGCTGAATACGACCGCGCCGAAGGCGGCGAGCACGTGGGTCTCCACGGTGAAGCGGTGCAGCCAGCCCAACATCAGCGTGCCACCACCAGCGTGCTGGTCGCGGCCCCGCCCTTGACGAAGCAGTGCCCCACCGCCTCCGCTACGCAGAGCTGGTCGGTGCAGATGTCGTAGGCCAGGCCTTCGACACACCGCCGAATTTCGTCGCGGTCCACCGTCGCCGATGCAGGTGCATAGCCGGAGGTCAGCGCGGCCGTCTGGGTCGCGAACTCGCCTGCAGGCTCGTCTCGGCCGAGCAACACCGCCTTGACGAGCCCACCCGCGAACTGGAGCGCACAGGGCAGAGCCTGCGCCTCGAGGCAGCGCGCGAAGGCCTGCGGCTCGCCGCTCCAGGCGCACTGCGACAGCGAGCCCAGAACGCAGACCTTGCCGAACTCCTCGCTCTGCTCTGCGGCTTGCTCGGCCAGGTAGGGCCGGAAAGAGCAGCCGTTGTTCAGGACGAACGCGAGGAGTCCTCCGAGGAGGACGAGCCAGAAGAGCGCTTCGCCGAGGAGCGCCACCACACTCGCCGGCGGGAGGACGGTCGAGGCGCCTTGCCCTCGAGCTCCTCCTCGAGCCGCGCTATCTCCAGCTCCTCTCGCCTCCGAGCGAGATCCTGCTTCTTGGTCCACGAGGCGAGCAGCCGGGTGATGACCAACGCCAGCAGCCACAACAAGGCGTCTTTCGTGTCCAACCCGGTGGGAATCGTGTCCATGACTCACTCCATTCAGCGACATCCGAGGCCTCCTACAAGCCGGAGATGACTGCGAAGCGTTCGCCGGTCGTGGCGAGCTCCTTGGCCGTCTTCAGGGCGTGGTCCGGCTCGAGCTGCGCTACGAGCCGGAGGTATGCGTACAGTCGTGGAAAGCCGCCGTCGGCGTGTGCGGTGGCGGCGTGGTGCCAGATGCCAGGCGCGCGAACATTCGCCTTGGGCGCACGGCTGAGCGCCAGGCGGCCGGCCTCGAGGCCCGGCCAATCGAGCGGGATGTTCAGGGCCATCCGTGCGACCGGATGGCGGAGCCAGTCGAGGAAGGCCACGAGGCCTTCGAGCTGGTCATGGGTCGGGACCACGTAGTTTTGCCGCTTGTCGCGGCCGTCGTCGGCCCAGCGGCAGCCCTCGATCACGTCGGTCCAGGGGCCACTCTGGGGGCGAGTCTCGGGGTAGTAGGGGTTGACGATCTCGGCGGCCACCGATGGCCCATTCTGGCCAGCGGCATGCGTGCAGCGGTCCCATGCGAGGTCGGCGTGTTGGGTGATGACGGGGACGCCTACGCCCCACTCCGAGCAAGGCACCATCATCGTGTGCACGCTCAGCCCCCGGTTGGCCAACACCCGCTCGGTGGCGCGCTGGCTTCCCGTCACCGACTCGTGGATGAGCGACTGGTTGGGCGTGCGCCCGCGGCGGTCGCGGGTGGGCAGCCGCGCCACACGGTTCTCGGGGGCGTACCAGTTGACCCACTTCACCCCCGGCGGAGGCGGAAGCGGGCGGCCTGCCACGATGGGGCGGTCGGAGAACCTCCCGCGCATGAGCGCCCGGTAGGAGTCCTCGCCGAACCAGCCGTCCTCGCGCACCAGGAGCTGCTGCTGAACCAGCTCGAAGCCCGAGACGTCGTCCCAGGTGACAGGGGCGCCGTGAAACGTCGCCGCGAGCAGCTCGAGCGTCCACCCGTGCTTCAGCGCGGAGGCGCGGTTGAACTTGCCCAGCGCGGTCGTTGGCGCCTTCGCTGAAGCGTCCAGCGCCGCCGCCCGGGCTTTCTCGGCCGAGCGCATTTCCAGCGCGGTGAGCACGCGACTAACCAGCGACATGGGCCACCCCCGCCGAAAGGGCTCGCTTCGTCGCGGACCGCCACTCGGCCAGGACGAACTGCACGAACTCAGGCTTGCGAATGACGTCGGTGATGAACGGGCGGGGCGGGACGCGGATGCGCTTGGCACCGCCCCGCTTGCCCGACACGGGCTGACGAATCTTTCCGAAGTAGATGGCGCGGGCGCGCTTCTTCGCGGGGCTGTTGCCCGCGAGCTTGCCCGAGCCCGTGCCGCCCATCGGCTTGGCCTGCCAGCGGCTCAGAATCTGTCGCGCGAGCGCCCCCGACTCCCCGCCCTTGTCCGCGGCTTCGCGCAGGCGGTGCATCAGGTAGGCGACCGCCTTCGGCGTGAGCCGCAGGTAGAAGCCCTCGTGCAGCAGCCGCGCGACGTTGGCTCCCCCAGCCGAGCGGCGGTTGATGCCCAGCCACACCGCCAGCGGGTCGCTGGTGTCAGATTGGTAGGTCAACGCCGCCATCAGGTCGCCGTCCTTGACCAGCGGCTTGCTGCTGCCCTTCAGCGCCCGAGTCAGGTCGCTGTTGGCCGCGTACGCGCCCTCTTGGATCGCCTTTCGCGCCTCCCGAACGAACCGAAGGCCGATGCGGGCGCGGGTGCGCGTGACCTCCTTGCGGAGGGCATCGCGGAACCGTGCCGGGTCGAGCACCTTGTGGAGGTCATCCCACTGCCCCGTGAGCTGCATCCCCATCAGGAAGCCCTCCCAGGCTGGCGGTCGCTCAGCGAGCACCGGAAGATTCCTCCGGAGGCGTCTCGCGTGACCTCGTCGAGGTACAGGTTGTGCTCGGTCTCGTTGCCGGCGGCCCACTTCACCTTGCGCAACACCGTCGCGCCGGGGGTGGGCGTGAACGCCCGACGCGCGCATTCCGCCGCGTCGAGGATGAGGGTCGACCTCGAGGTGTATTCCGCGCCGAGGTCCCCCTCGCGCCGCCGGGTGCCCTGGTCGAGCTCCACCTGACCGCGCAAGGTGATCTCTTCTCGGGGTGTCCTCCCGCCAATCGGCGCACGGGCGCGGCTGTCGAGGACGGGCGTGCCGTCCACGAACGCGAGCGTGACGCGGTCCGAGAGGACCAGGCGGGAGGCGTACAGGCCCATGTGCTACTCGCCCCTCGGGGAAGGCTTGTCGCGGTTCACCCGCTCTGCGACAGTGTCCTTTGCGGGAACACCGTCCGTGACAGCCGCCGTTCGGCGGACTACTCGGGCAGGCTGCTGCTCAGCCTCAGCCGGCGCAGGCGATGGGGTGGGCGTGCTCACGGGAGCCTCCGGTGTGGCTTCGACGGTCTGCGGCCAGCCAGCGAACGGCCGCGGCTTGAGGTGCCGGCGCAAGTCGCCCAGCGCCGCATCCTCCTGCTCGGTGTAGACGCGGAGGACGGCACCGGCGCGGTAGCAGTGGCCGTTGACGGTGATTGGGTTGGTCGTTGTGTAGGTCCGCACACTCACCTCCTCTTCCTAGAGGCGGGAGTGTTCAACTTGTCTTAAGTGTCTCGCGAAGCGAGGATGGCGAGTGTTCCAAGGTAGGAGGATATGAGATGGCCGAATGCGATGTGTTTATTAGTTACAGCGGGGAATTGGGCGGGAATATCGCGGAGCAGCTCGCTGAGCTAATAGGCCAAAGTTGGCAGCAAGCCGAGGTCTTTCTTTCTCGAAAGCACATACATGGCGGGTCGCTTTGGGAGAGTCAGTTGGTAAACGCCCTGAGAAGCGCGAGCGTGTGTTTGATTGTGGCAACCTCAGACTCCCTAGAGTCGCCTTGGGTGCACTTTGAGGCTGGAGCCATGCTCGTGTCATCGACGGAACGAAACGACCAAGAGTTCGTAGTGCCGCTGTTGTTTGGCGTTTCTGAATCCGATTTTGTGAACAACGCTCCGGTTTTGAAGAAATTCCAGTTCAAGAAGGGGCTGGACGAGTCGGACCTTAGGGATGTTTGCTCGAGCATTTCAACTCGAATCGCAGCAGCAAAGGACCCGAAGGGCGCTTCTCTCGTCAAGGTCACGGAAAAGAGCAGGAAGGCGTTTGACAAGGCGTGGCCTGAATACTCGAATCATGCTTCGAGGCTGCTTCAGCAGGCTAAAGAGCAATCCGGAATGCTTTCGGACAGCCGTAGCGGCCGCGACTTGCTAACGGAAACGTTTGAACGCCTTGGATCTTTGCAGGTCGAATCCTCAAGCTCCAACAATTCGCTCAATGCGACACTTCATGAAATAAGGCGAGACTTGTCATCTCTTTTGGAGGTTTTCGTTGCCCTAACAAAGACAGGCCGACAACGCCCCGAACCGATCGATGCGCCGATGCCGAATGAGCCGGGCGGTTCTCCTCAGCAGGCGAGCGAGGCCAACCCCATCCTGACTGCCATGCCTCAGGTCGACATACGGGCTAGTTTGATCGCCGCCGAAGAGGGTAGAGGTGCGCTTCGCGAGCTGGGGTCCTTGCAAGCCAAAATCGACAATATTGTCAAAATCGCGAAAACGCCCCGGAGTAAAATTCCTGCAATTGCAAACATGAATAAACTTATCGGCTTGACCGAGCCGCTTCGCGCGCTCTTGGAGCGGTCGAGTTTCGCCACCCAGAGTCCCACTTGGAAACTTGCCGAACGCGAATTGAACAAAATCGAACAGGCTGAGGCTCGATTTTTCCGACATATGAAGAAAGAGTAGCTCATGAAGTGAACGCAGCGGCTCGCTTTGGCCACTGGCGTTCCGGAGCTACAGGCGTCTCTAGAACACTGCCCCTCCCAACGGCCTCCGATGCTTCGCCAACACCCTGTCGATATCCGTGTCTCCGGTGGCCCCCCCCGAGACCGCCAGTTCCGACAAGTCCACACTCCGGTTGTGCACGGCGTGGCGAATGCCGAAAGTCGCGTCCTTGCGCTCGCGGGTGGCGATGGGGTCGCCGATGAGGTCGAGGTCGAGCAGGACCAGCCGGATGCAGACGTCCCGGATGGCCCTCGGCGTGCGGTACGAGCCCGAGGAGCCGTCGACGAAGCCCCAAGAGCCCGTCACCACCACGTTCGCCGTGCCTCGGGTGAAGGTGTTGTCCCTCCAGTAGAGGCGGGGATTCCTGCGGTCATCGGCGCCTGGCTTGTTGCCTGAGAGAATGAGCACCGCCGCGAGCTGGCTCGAGGTGAGGTTCGTTCCGTCGATGCTCACGCTCGTGAGCGAAAGCAGCGGCTGCGGGAGCAGCAGTGTTTCGAGCCCCGAGCCGTTGAGCCGCAACGCGGCGGTGGTCGGTGTGAAGTACATCCCGCAAATGCGCTCGATGTACTCCGTGGCGAGCTCGAGGCGGTCGTTGACCCGGGCGTCAGTGTAGGGGGCGGTGTTCGGCACGCCTTCGGCGCGGACTTCAGCGAGGGTGGCGTAGGGCACGGCAGGGCTCCTTCGTGGCCGCCCTCAGAGTACGCCGGGCGGGGCTGCGGTGGCGCAGAGAAAGGCGCTCGAGGCGCCGATGGAGTCGCAGCGCACCTGCAGCGCCGCTCCGCCTGGGGCGCCCGTCGTGGCGGTCTCCCCGGGGGCCAGCGCCAGCCAGCCGGACCAGAGGCCGTGCGCGAGCTGCACCCAGGCTCCTGGGGCTGCGAGCGCGCCAACTGAGATGGACCAGTCGCCGCCTACCGGGCCCCAGACCCCCAGGGGCCAGTTGCCGCACACCTCGCAGGCGTTCTCGTTCGCGCAATCCGAGATGGCGCGGACCACCGACACCACGTCGGTGATGGTGGTCACCCCGTCGCCGTTCACGTCGGCGTCGAAGCTCCCCTCGAGGGCCGACTGCACGGCAAGGAGCGCGTCGGCCACGGTGACCTTGCAGTTGTGGTCGAGGTCTGCGAGCTGGCAGACCAGAAAGGGCAGCCAGGTCATGGCGTGGTATCCGTGCCGACGATGCGAAATGCTGTCATCGTGGTGTCGCTACCGCTGTCCTGCTCCGCCAACAACACAATTTTGGCGGCCGTCGCGAGCGACGAAAATGCCTCCACGTACACCGTACTGGTGGCGATGCTGCTCGCCAGATAGGTCTTGCTGGCTGTCCGAAAGAAAATGCCAGACGACACATCGGACACGTGCACATCGAGCCGCAGCTGGAATGCGTTCCCTGCCACGGGGGTCGTCAGGCCTGTGGCGGCTGAGCCCGTGATGAAGAAGACCGGGCTATTGTCTGACGCACGAAACTGCCACCGAAAGTCCACAGAGCGGCTGCTGGCGTTGGAGATGGTCAACACGTCCGCGATGAGCTCCGCGCCCGCGTTGTTCGACATCCAGCCAGAGGGGAGGTCCCATGTGGCCAGCACCACGCCAGATGTGTTCAGGGTTTGAAGGCCTGCGGAGGTTCCCGTCGTCCAGGAGGCGCCACCCCCACTCGCGGCTGTCCAAGAGTTGGAGCCGCTGGCGCGCCTAAGGACGTAGTCACCGTCCGAGCTCGGCGAGTCGGCGAGCCCCACGTCGGAGCCGTCGATGCTCGCATCGACCCAGGCGCTGCCGTTGTATCTCAGTACCTCACCGGAGGCAGCCCCGGTGATGGTGACGTCCGACAAGTCGTTGAGCGCGCTTCCGCCACCGCTGCCCACTTCGACCCACGTCCCAGGCGAGCCCCCGGCGGTCGAGTAGCAGAGTGCGCCATCGGTTCCGACTGCCAAGACGCCCTGGTTCCAGCTCCCCGTGCTCGGGCAGCCAGTCGCAAGGTGCTGAATCGGGATCACCGACAGCGTACCAGGGGCGCCGCATTGCAGACCTACCCAGGTGGTGTTCGCGAGCGCGAACGTGGAAACAAAAAGAAACAGGATTCCAAGTAGAATTCGGGTGTGGATTCTCATCGTCGACCTCGGCCTCATAGCTGAAAGAGGCTGTACTTGACGTCCACCACATCGCCGCCCGCATTTGCGACCGACACCCGGATGGATTCGTACGGCAGGGCAACTCGAATTTGCAGCGGCGTGCCAGGGCTCACAGTCGACGTCGCGCTCGTCTCGGTGACCCAGGGACAGTCCTTGCAGGTGCGTGTGGAAATGGTGACCGTGTGAGCCCCTCCGTCGTCGACGGTGACCACCACGAGCGCCTGGGTGTATCGGCCCATGGCGAACGCCCCGACGGCGGGATTCGAGGTCGAAGCCGAGACGAGGGTTCCCGACACCGGAGCGAGGCTCTGGGCGCTCGCCAGGAAGGCGAGCAGCAACACCACGATGAAGGTGACTCGGGCGGCGAGTGCGCGAAGTCGGCTCATACCGGCGTGACCTCCACGACCGTCGTGGTGCTGTTTTTGACGGGGATTTTCTGGCCGGGCATCGATGAGACAACCGTGACGACGACGTCCACCGAGTGCCCGGAAAGCTCGATACGGACTTTGCGCAAGAGCGCATCGACGGTGTTCAGCAGCCCCGCAGCAACCACGGGGCTCGACACGAGCGGCGCATAGTTCTCGCCGTCATGAGAGCCCTTGATGGTTACCTCACCGCCGCCCAACGTCGGGCTGGTCGACGCAACGAGAATCGAGTGCAGCCGGTTTGGCTGCATGAGCTCGATGGTGGCGACACCATCCGCCGCGAACTCGACCCGATAGACTGTTGCGTTCCAGCCGCCGGCTATCACGACGAGCTCGCCGTGAGGGTGGCGGTCAGGGTGGCGGGCCGGTCGAACCACAACACCAACAGGGTCTTGCCCGTGGTGTTGGTGGTCGAGAGCTGGATGTTGCCCGCCGACGTGATGGAGGCCTCGCCACCGCGCAGCGCCGAGACGGCGCCGGAGGTTAGCTCGATGACCTGCACGAGCAGGTCGGTCGTAGCGATCCCCGAGATGGCAATGTTCGTCGCAGCAGCGGCGCCGTTGACGAGCGCCAGCTTCAGGTTTTCGAACAGTCCGGTCGAAACCCTGGCGACGAGCGCCGCGATGTCCGTCGCTGCCGCGTTGAGTAGCGCCTCAAGCTGAGCGAGGTGGGAGCCGCCCTTGCCGAGGTTTCGTTTTACTTGTGCCATTGGCGTCTCCTGTCTCGTTGTCTATGCCTCGAAGAGCGCGTCCTCGGGGTGGTTGGTCTCGTCGCCCGCCGCGGGCGCTTCGGTGGCCACTGGAGCCGCAGGAGCGGGCTTCTCCGCGCCGGCCTTCGCGGGGGCCTTCTCCGGGCGCTGAGCCTTGCCGGCCTGCGGAGCGAGCTCGGGCTTGGAGGCATCCGCGGGCTTCGCCTCGGGGGCCTTCGGCTGGGGCTGCTGCACCTCGGCCTTGGAGGCCTCCGCGGGCTTCGCCTCGGGGGCCTTCGGTTGGGGCCCGGGTACCGCCGCCAGAAAGCGCGAGTACTTCGACAGGAGGCGCTGGGCCTCCTCGTCGCTCACCTCGTGGCGTGGGGTCTTGCTAGTCCAAGTCTTTCCGTTCGAACGGAAACTCACGGGCCCGTTGGGTATTAGGGTGAGGATTGGCATTGCGGCCTCCGATTTCTCCGAAAATTGCAGCGCACCGCGACGGACCCGCCCGGCCTACAGACCCAAGTAATCCCAGTGCACGTAAATGTGGGCGCGACCCGTGGTGGGGACGGTGCCCGTGGACGTGTAGCCAGCCACGATCCCCATGTCCGCCTCGGCGATGTAGGGGAGGATGCCGCTGACGGTGTCCTCGTACTTGCCGGTGGTGCCCTCGGTGATATCTCCAGCATCCTGGAAGTGGTCGGTGTCTCCCGTGCGGCCGACCGTGAGGAGGTCGGAGCTGCCGGAATTGAATACCTGCACCACGCGCGTCCAGACCTTCCGAATCACCCCGCCTTTGGGCAGGGTGAAGAGCGGAATGATCTGCTCGACGCCGCTGGTGCCGGCGTCGCCGAAATTGACCTCGTACTGAAAGGAGTAGGACTTGCCTTTCTCCAGCGCTGCCGTGTCGACGATGCTCCGCATGGCGGACCCCTTGGTGATTTGGCCGCGCGGAATTCCGTCGCGGCCCGAAAGTTTGCGCCTCAGCCCCGAGCCTCGAGCTGGGACTAGGTGGTGATTCCGGTGACGGTGACGAACGCGGAGTTCTCCATCACGACGAGGTCCACGTCGCCGTGCAGGGCGTAGGCGTGGATGCGGGCCCGGATAGCGTCGCGGCCCTGGTCGCTGTTGAGAATCACCATGTCCTCGGTGCGCACCATGCGGCAGTACTCGGGCGAGGCCAGGAGTATTTTGCCGGCCGGCATGCTGGGGACGATTTCGAAGGGAATTCCGACCGGCGCGTTGCCGCGACCGATCATGCGCTCCATCGTCTCGAGGCCCTCGACGCCCGAGCGGGCCTGGAGGTATTTCTTCCACTGCAGGTGGGTGTGCCACCCGATGAGCCAGCGGTAGGAGGTGGCCTCGGTGTTGAGCGCCCCCGTAGTGCTGAGCTGGATGTACTTGGCATCGAGCTGCTGCGCGGCCTCGAGGAAGTGATCGTACGACAGCTCGCCGCCGTTGATGGCCGAGCCGTCGACGACGCTGCCCGAGGACTCCGCGATGCGGACGAGCCCATCGTTGATCGTGAGGAAGTCGTAGTCGTCGTCGGATACGGACGTGGCCGTGTTGCCGTTGACCAGGAGGTCCTCGAGGTCAGCGCCGCACTGGTCGGCGAAGGCCTGCACGACCATCGCCCGGTACGCTTCCTTGGAGATGGTTTTGTTTCGCAACCTCTGGTCGATGTCCATGCCCACAGAGAAGGGCGTGACAGCGTACGCGACGTCCGAGGTGCTCGGCTTGGTGGTCTCGCCGCTGTCCACGGCAGCGGTCTTTTTCCTAAGGAGCCGCTTGCTGAAGCCCATGCGGGGGAGATTCCCGCTGTCGGCGGTCACCGTCATGGCGTTCGCCATGAGGAACTGGAAAAACGGGCTCCGCTTGAGCGAGGCCAGTTTGTAGAACTTGGTCTGCTGCTCGACAGTCAGACCACCAGCCGAGATATCGGCGGGAGTCAGGGGTGCCGACCGTTGCAGCCGGCGAAGTTCGGTGCTCATCGTTGCCTCCGCAATTGCGGTTGGTGGCTGACTGTCAGTGATTTTGCTGCTCGCCGGTCGGGCCTACAGCATGCCCCATTGGTCGGACTCGAATTCCACGTCGCCGCACTTGAAGGTGGCTCGCTGCTGCGAGGAGCTACCGTGGGTGTCGACTTCGCCGCCGCGTCGGGTGGCCGGAGCTCCCCGAAGCGCCTCGATCTGCGAGCGAAGCGCGGTGGTCTCGCTGCGCATCGCCTGCATCTCGGCGAGAATCTTCTCCTCGGCGGTAGGCTCCGGTTTGGGGGTGTTTTCCGGCTCGGGGGGCGTGTTCTCACGCTCGGCACGGAGCGAGTCGATTTGGCGCCTCAGCTCCGCGTTGTCGGAACGGACGGCCTGGATGGCCTCCAGAATTGCTGCTGCCTCTTTCACGCTGTCCTCCTCCTGGGGCTGTGGCACACCGCCCTCGCTAAGAGGCGGCCGTGTTCTATTTGTCTCGATTGTCTCGCTCGACTCCCCGGACGAGTCGTCCGAGGTCTCGTCGATGACCTGCTGCAGGGCGTCGCGGGCAGCGACGATTTTCTCGAGCCGCGCCTTGGAGATCTTCTTGCCGGCCCGGCTCGCGCGGGCGAGCAGGCCCAGGGCGTAATCGAGGGCGGGCTCGCTCGAGCGCTGGGCCTCTTCCACGATGGTCGTGTCGGTGAATTTCTGCCGGGCGATTTCGGCGGCATCGAGGAAGGCCTGCACGATGGCCTCGCGCTTGCCCTGGGCGTCGAGGGCCGAATTGTAGAAAACCTCTTCCCACATCGCCCATTGCAGCGCCTCGATGAGTGCTGCGAACGTCCAGCCTGGCTCGATGCGTTCGAACACCTGGGCAACGCTGCGGCGTACGCTCGCGAGCCCGAGCTGGCGCTCGACGCGTGCAGGGTCGCGGCGGAAAATGCCGACGAGCTTCGCAAGCACGGTCTCGTCGCTATCCTGAGCAGGCGCAGGCGCGGTGTCCGGGTTCATGTCGCTTCTCCAGACGTGGGTGTCACCCGCGGAGCGGACGCTCTCGAAGACCTCGCCAATCGACGGAAACTCGACGAGCGAAAGAAACACGGGCTCTGGGTTGATGAATTCGCCGAACTCGAGCACGCCGATGCCTTCGACGGCAACCTTCACGCTGCGGAAGGCGGAGAAGACATCGATGGAGTATCCGTTGAGGCCTCCGGGCTCTCCCCGAAGTCCGCGCTCGACGCGGGACCACACCTCGTCGCCGACCACCGTGGCCTCGACTGCCCACGCCCCTTCGAATTGGGGGAACGCGGGGTCGCCGCTGCGGACGATGTAGCTCTGCACCGGGAAGGCCGCCCCGGAGCGACGATTGTGGTCGACGTCCATGGTGCGGCCGTTGGCCATGAAGCTCCGCATGAGCTGGTCGACGGTCTCTGCGCGCATGAAAGTGCCGTGGGAGTCTACATAACGGAGCACCTCTTCGACGGTGACGGTGCCGACTTCCGGCGCCGGCGGGTCCCAGGCTGGGTAGGCGATGCCCAGACAACTACGCTTGCCAGCGTCGGCCCGCGCTACGCGAGCCAGGAGGTGGCGTCGTCCACGCTCCTTGTTGGCGACCGCTGCGTACGCGGCGGCTCGGCGTCGAAGTTCGTCGTTGGGTCGTGCTACCAAGCAGATCCTCCGCCTAGAGCAACTCGTGTTCAATTTGTCCTAGGTGTCTCGCTCAGGCGGGCGGGAAAGGGAGGCGGGGGTCCCCGGGGCGCGGCAATCGGGACGGACTACCACGATTGCTCACATCCCGTAGGTGGGCAAGAAGAGCAAGTCGAGTAATCGAAAAAAGCGAGGAATTCGGTTCCCCGAGGCGCGGCAATCGGGACGGACTACCACGATTGCCTACATCCCGTAGGTCGCCAAGGAGTGCAAGTCGAGAAATCGAAGAAAACGAGGAATTCGGTTCCCCGGGGCGCGGAATTCGGAACGGACTACCACGATTGCGTACATGGCGTAGCTCGGCGAGGAGCGCAAGTCGAAATCGCTAGTGAACCTCGGAATCCATCCGCACGGCGAGGCGCCGAACCACACACTCCTCGATGAACGACCTGCATCGGTCCTCGAGCTCGTCGCCGGTGATTGTGATCACGCCGTGTAGCGGCGCGAGCTCCTCGCAAACCCACTTCATGTACTCGTCGAGCGACAAGTGGGCCTTGAAGATCGCGCGAGACTGCATCCCGCGCACCACCGCCTCGGCGGTCTCTCCCTCAAAGTCTCGCCCGTCGGCGAGGATGCGAATTCGCACGGCTTATCTCCTCGTCCAGTCTCCGCCGGGGAGCCGAGGGCGGCCCGCGCAGCGCTCTGGAGGCAGAAGATAGCCCATCACCTTCCGCCCGTCATCCAGCTCGACGTCTCCGCGGCGGTAGAACTTGGGGTGCCCCTCCAGTGCGTCGAGAGCGTCGAGCTGCCGATCGGTGACGCCCCAGACCTCGCCAGTCACGGCGTCAGCGCCCCCTTCCGCGAGCCCCGGGCAGAAGCCGAGGTCGAGGAGGGTGTAGCGAGGCGCGGTGTAGGCGAGTCCTCCGAATTGGGCCTTCGCGAGGAACCCGTGGTTGGGCTGGCCTCGCCGCAGGGTCCCGTAGACGAAAATCTCGTTCATTCGCGGTCTCCGGTCCACGCCAAGACCGGCGTGGGGTCGATTTCGTGCCGTCTGTAGCCGGCCAAGATCGTAGCGAGGTAGTGGGGATGAGGGCCCGCCGGTGCCACCACCGGCAGGACGTAGACGGCCGCCTCGCGGGGCCTTCCGTCGTTGACCAATCGGATCTCCCGCCGGTAGACCTCCGGGTGCCCCTCGTAGTAGTCGAGGTCGCGTAGGTGCGTCCTGGTGACCTCCCAGAGCACCCCGGTCACCTCGCTGTCCTCGCAGTCCACGATCGTTGCCACACCGTAGACCTCCCCCTCCCGCCGCACCGAGAAGGCCAGCCTCCCGGGCGTCGTCGCCAGCCCCCAGAATTTGGCCCCCGGGCAACGGTGCGCCATTTGACTGGGGTTGGTGTTGCTGCCGTAGGCGAAGTAGAGCCGGGGCTCGGCTCCGGCCGCCCGCGACCTTGGCCGGCTCGGCCGAGCCTTGGCCGGCGGGCTCCTACGCCGCATCGGACACCTCCGCGAAGGCCGCGAGGTCAGCCGGCCCCACCTCGAGCACGGTGAGGCTCCACCCCAGGCCGAGCTTGTTGCTACGGAACCGGATGTCGAGCCGGTCCGTGGGCAGCGGCTTGGCGCCATCTTCGAGGTTCAGGTAGGTCATGTCCTTGCCCAGGCCCCTTACGACGCGAATCACCCTTACGTCCCGGCCCTTGAGGTCTTTGTGTTCGTTTCCGATGTAGGTTGTTGCCATGTCCATGCCGCTTTCTCCTCCGTTCGTGGGTTAGGTATTCGCTCGACGTGCAAACGAAGTCCAGTCGATTTGTTGGCCTTTTCGATCTTTTTTCGCCCCGCCCGGAGCGGCCTATCCAATGCCTCCCCCACCCTCCCGCCGGTCCGGCGTAGTCCCCGCCGGACCGGCCTTGGCCGGCGGGCTCCTACGCCGCTTCGGTCACCTCCGCGAAGGCCGCGAGGTCAGCCGGGGAGACTTCGACCAGGCTGAGGCTCCAGCCCGAGAGGGTCCCGGTAGTACGGAACCGGATGTCCAGACGGTCCGTCGGGAGCGGCTTGGTGCCCTCCTCGAGGTCTAGGAAGGCCATGTCGTCGCCCTGGCCCCGAAGGACGCGGACCACCTTGACCTCGAGTCCCTTGAGGTCTTTGTATTCGTTTCCGGTGTAGGTTGTTATCAAGCTCATGTTGTTTTCTCCTCCGTTCGTGGACTGGGTATTCGCTCGACGTGCGAACGAAGTCCAGTCGATTTGTTGGTCTTCTCGATCTTTTTTTCACCCTGCCCGAAGCGGCCCGGCCATCGCCTTTCCCAGCCCGATGCCCACCGAACCAGCCTAGGCGGCGGCTGGGCGCCCCGGGCCCTGGGCCCCCGGCGTAGGCGGCGGCTGGGCGCCCCGGGCCCTGGGCCCCCGGCGTAGGCGGCGGCTGGGCTCCCCGGGCCCCCGGGCCCCGGCGTAGGCGGCGGCTGGGCGCCCCGGGCCCCCGGGCCCCGGCGTAGGCGGCGGCTGGGCGGCCCGGGCCCCGGGCCCCCGCGCCCCGGCGTAGGCCCCGCCCCCCCCGGGGGGCCTAGCTGCGGGCCTCTGCCGCGGCCTGCCGCTGCTCAGCCGTCTTCCAAGCCGCGTCTCCCGGAAGGCGGGCCAAAAGGTGGCGGCGGGCCTCGCGAAACCCGTCGCCGATCATCCCGAGCCCGAGGAGAAAGACCCGGAAATCGTAGCGGGCGCTGCGGGGGTCGTAGGCGCGCTGGGCGCCGGCGGCGGCGCTCTTGCTCTTCAGGGCCTTGTCGGCAAGGCTCAGGCAGAAGATCACGTTCGCGGCGACCTCGCCGTCATTCAGGCTCCCGTTGAACCACCGGAATTCCACCGTCCCGCGGTAGAAATAGCTGTGGAGGTTGACCCCGCTGTAGCGCGTGTCGTGGTATTTGCGGAGGTTGGCGGCGGGCCCGCCGTACCAAGCCTTCGCGAGGGCCTCGCGGGTTAGGGTGCCCTTTGTGGCCAGCCGGTCGATCAGCAGCTGGGAAACCGGCCGGCAGAAAACCTGGCGGCGGCCCTGCTCGATCCCGAAGGCCTTCTCGATGATGTTCTCTTGGCGGTAGACCATCCGGAGGAGGCTCCGAAGGGCGTTGGGCGTGAACTCCGCGCCGTCGACGTGCACGTGAATCCCGCAGGTCGGGTCGGCGTAGGCGCCGGCCGCCCGGAGCGCCCGGACCACCTGGCGCAAGGTGTTGAGGTCCTCCATCCCGAGGATGGGGGTGACCAGCTCGCCGCCCGGGGAGCGAACGCTGCCGTCGCGAACCACCTGCCACACCCGGCCGTCGCGGGCGGTGACCGATTGGCCAACGCGCGTTCCGCGAATCACCTGGTTGACCACCACCGCCGCGGCCAGCTCGGTAAGGCCCGTGAACTCCACCTCAACCCCGAATCGGATGCTCTCAATCATGTTCGTTCTCCTTTCTTTCCGGTGTGTTGCGCCCCTTGCGCGTGACGTGACACATCGCTCTGTGTGCGAACGGACGCAAGTCCGATGTGAAAGAAAAACGACAATTTTTGAGGGTAAGGCGGAACACCTCATCCGGAGGTTCGAGTTCGGCACTTTCTTGGAATTCTCGACTTGCACTCCTCGGCGACCTACGCGATGTAGGCAATCGTGGTAGTCCGTCTCGAATGCCGGGCCCCGGGGGACCGAATTCTTCGAATTCTCGACTTGCACTCCTCGACGACCTACGCGATGTAGGCAATCGTGGTAGTCCGTCTCGAATGCCGGGCCCCGGGGGACCGAATTCTTCGAGTTCTCGACTTGCACTCCTCGACGACCTACGCGATGTAGGCAATCGTGGTAGTCCGTCTCGAATGCCGGGCCCCGGTCGGCCGACCCTCGGACACGGCTCTACTCGAAGCTCGCCGCCGCCGCGCGAAGGCGCCGCTTGTCAGCGCGGCGACGGCTGCGCTTCCAAAAGGCGTTGTCCTTCCGGTCCTTCCGGCGGCTCGCCGCGCTGCGGTGGCGCCCCGCCCACCGATAGCACCGAGGCTCATCGTGGCCGGGGCAACACCCCGTGAACTGGCGAACGTCTGGGCGAAAGGCGTAGGGCTTCACGGGTCTCCTCCGTTGCTGGGGTTAGGGTTTCTCGGCCTGCCGCGTCTCGGTTGGCAGACCTGCGGACACGGCGCCTACTCGAGGCTCGACACCGCGGTACGAAGACGCTGCTTGTCGATGCGGCGGCGGCGGCGCTTCCAGAAGGCGTACTCGCTGCGCCGCTTTTCCCAGCCGGCCCAGAGAGCCTGTCGACTCAGCCGGGACCGGCGAGACTCGACTTCGGGGCTGCAGCCGGTGCTCTGGTGCACGTCCGGCCAAAACGCGTAGGGCTTCACGGGTCTCCTCCGGTGCTAGGGTTGAGGCGCCCCGGCTTGCTTCGCCGAGGCGCCGTAGGCTCCCGCCTACTTGGTGACCTGCAGGTAGTGGCTCAGGGCCTTCCGCATGAAATCCATGCGGCTCTGGGCACCGCGCTCCCGCCAGGCGCGGTCCAGCTCGGCCACCTCGGCCTTGGGCATCCGGAGCGGCAGGACCACATGCTCCTCGGCCGACGCTGCCTGCCGACGCTCGCTCGGCCCCGTCGGGAGCTTGCCTTTCGCCGTCTCCCTGATTTTCCACATCAGGTAGTTGCGATCGGTGCTCCCGGTCGGGCGCTGGACGACCCGGGCGTACTCCGCCCGCAGCTCGTCCACCGTCATTTCGCGGAGCAGTTTGGAGGCTGCCGCTTGCGGCTCCTCCGTGTGCTCCGCCGCGGGCTGCGCCGGCTCCTCCTCCGGCAGCTCCGGCTTTGGCTCGGGCTGCGCGGCCGGCTTCTTGGCGGCCTTCGCGAGGGCGAGGCTCTCGCGATGATGGTCGAATTGCCGAGCCAGAATTTCGTTGCGCTGCCACCCGCGGTTAGGAGTTCGCGGGGGCTTGCCAAAGAATGCGTAGTAGACCGCCCTAAGCTCGCTCGCAGGCAGAGCCTCGAGTTGCTCTCGGGTCCAGTCGGTCTTGGTGGCGGTGGCGGTGGCGTTATTCATCGTCGCGTTCATGGCGTTCTCCTCGTTGCTGTCATGGTTTCCGGCTGCACGCCCTTGCGTGCGATGCCCCCATACATGCTCGATAAAAAAAACGAAGCAAGTCCATTTTCGACAATTCGACAAAGAAAAGACGACGGGGAGCACTGGCGTCTCGGGTCTCCCGGGGGGGGGCTGGGAGCGTGTGCGCTATTGTCGAGCGAAATGCGGAAACCGACTTGCTATCGCCCGAAACCTACGCATGTATGAACGCCAGTGGAACGGTGCACATGAACCGAACGAAACGAAAATCGAAATTCAGGGGCCCTTGAGCCAGAAGTGGGTGCTCCGGGCCCCCACCGCGTCGGCGAGCATCGCCGCCATGGAGTCGGGCTCGAGCTCGCCGGTGCCCTCGGTGACGGACGGCCACACCTCGGCCACCGCGTCCTGGAGCGCCACGAAGAGGTCCGCCACCTCGTCGTCCTCGGCGGCAGCCGCCACGAGGGCATCGGCGTGGGCGGTCAGCTCCCAGGCCCAAAACGGGTAGTCGTGGGGGGTCCACTCCCCGGAGTCGAGCTCGTCTAGCTTGCGCTGAAGCAGCTCCTTGGCCTGGGTCGTGAGCATTGCCCCTCCTATCCCGCCTCGGGGTGGGTCTGTTGGGTGCGGCCGTCGGACTTCGCCTGGTCGCCAGTCGGCACACCGCGAAGTTCGACACACCGCCGGCGTAGGTTCGAGCGGAAGCGGGCCCATTGCTCGTCGGTCGCGCCAACCATGCCGTTCAGCGAGACGATCTCGCCGCCGTCGGTCGCCGTCAACACCAGCCGCGCCTTGGGGTCTACGTGGTAGTAGACGCGGCTCCGGTCGCGCGCCCCCACCATGTAGACCTCTGGCGCGCTGGCCAACGTCTCCCGGGCCCGGTCGAGGTAGGCCTCGCGGGTCATGGTCTCGCCGAACTGCAGCTCGGAGGTCGCATGCACGCGCGCTGCCTTGGCGAGTTGCTTCGAGGGGAACGCGGCGTGTGTGGCCGTTGCCCGCACGGTGCGGAGCTTCAGAGCCTGCTCGTCGGGCGTCACGGTGTCGAGCGCCTCGCGGGTGCGGGCGCTCGTGCGGGCGGGTGTGCGCCGCTCGACCGGCTCCACGTCGCCGTCTTCGATGGCCACGACCATCGACCGGCAGCGAAAGTGCGCCGGGGGCATCATCACGCCCTCTTCGGCGAGGGCAGCCGATGACTTACCGACCACGGCTCCCGGCTTGGGCCAGGGCATGAGCGTCTTGACCTGCTCGGGGTCGTCGGCCTGCATCATCTGGTCGCGAACGCCCACCGCCGTAGCCACGTCGAAGATTCGCCCGTTGAGCTCGCGGCAGACCTTCGACGTGCGCTCGTCCATCACCGCGACGTACTCGAATCGGGCGATGCCGGCCTCCACGAACGACTCGATGGAGCCGAACGTGCGGGCTCGCGTCGCAGCCACGGCCGCGAGGCCCTCCCAGTATCCGGCTCGTCCAACGACCTTGTCGTCCAGCAGCCGCTCCGAGAGCGCCTCGCGCAACACCCCGCCCGCCTCTCTGCGCCCGAGCCCTTCCTCGAGGATGGTCGCGGCCACACCGCTCGCGATCTCCGCGCCGAGCACCCGGTCGTAGTAGCCGCCGATCCAGTACTTGGCATCCCCCTCGAGCCACGAGACGGCCTTGCGGTCGACTAGGTTGAACGAGAGGTTCTTGGGCTCGACGCCCGCGAACCACGCCCTCGAGACCTTGTAGGTCTCCCCGAGCACACCGCGCACGTCGGTCATGACGTCGTCCGAGAAGGAAGAGCCCATCCGGAGCGCGACGTTGCCCAGCACCGCGTCGAGCTCGGACTGGGACAGCGCGCCGGCTCCCCCGAGCACTGTGTCGGCGGCGTCCGTGATGGCCTCGTCGGCGGCGTCCTGCCAGCCGGTCAGCAGGATGGCCAGGAGCTTGCGCTCGAGCTTCCGCGCGCGCTTGGACAGCTCGCTGGGGCCCGCCACCGTCTCGCCCGCGGCCCGGGTCGCCGACACCCACTCGAGCGCTTGGTCCAGCTCTCGCGCCAACATCCGCAGATCGTGGCCATCAAGCGCCTGCATGGGCAGCCTCGCCGGTGTCTTCGTCTTGGAGGCGCGCTGCGTCGGCGGCCTCCACCTTGCGCCTGGCCTCGAGGAGCATCCGCACGATGTCGGCGGCGGTCCCGATCGCGACCTGCGCGGTCGCCTGGCCGTACATGGAGCGGAGCCGGTGGCGGAGCGCTCGCGCGCGCTTGACCCGGCGGCTCTCGCCGGACATCGGGGCGTCCTCGGGGTCCTCTGGGGTGATGGGCTCGACGCTGGCGTCCTGCGCCGACTCGAACACGCCGAGAGCCTCCAGGAGGCTTGGGGGCGGCGGCACCGTGCCGGCGGAGATCCACGACTGCAGGAAGGACGTCGACACGTCCTCGAAGGGCTGGGCCGAGGGCTTGGCCTTGATGCCCAGGTAGCGCTGCGCCACCTCGGCGGCCATCCGGGGCGTGATGCCGCCGGCCGCGGAGAGGGCCTGAACAACCGCGCCCACCACCGTCTCGTCGGAGGTCGGGGCCATCATCGTTTGCACCTGCCAAAAGATGACGCCCAGATCGGGCAGAAGCCGCTCGTTGAACCAGTAGTCCTCGAGCCTGGCTTCCGGCTGGAACACCTGCTCCTGGGCCACGCGCTTGGCGGTCTCGGCGGTGGACCGGGTGTAATCATCGGAGCGCCCGATGATGATCCCCGGGAGCCGAAAGACACCGACGATGTCCTTCTCCGCGCGGTCCATGTACGTGAGGTACAGCGCGTCCTTTTGCTGGAGGTCGTTGAGCTTCACGAACGACGCCTTGGGCTGCATCCCCCCCTGGGTGTCGAGCGGGTCCGCGTCCGCGGGGGCCAGCGGCAAGATCATCAAGTGAGGCGAGGCCTCCCCAGACGAGGCCTCGACGAACTGCTGTTGCAGCCGCTCCACGTCCTTGTCCACGTCCTGGGCCCCGTGCAGGAGCAGGAGGAGCGAGGGAAGGCCGTTGCTTTCGATGGTCTCGGAGTTCTTCTCGGCGGCGGCGGCCCGGCCCGCCGCGTGGTGCAGCGCGGAGATCCATCGCGGCACGCCGTAGGGGCTCAGCCCGTTGACGTAGTTGGCGAAGTGCACGACTTCGCTCGCCCGCCGCGACAACGGCACCTCCCCCTGGCCCTGCTCGCCTTCGAACAGCCCGGTGTAGGCGTCGAGCACGCGGGGGTCTCCGAACTCCTTGAAGTACGTCCGCTCGTCGGTCTGGGGAAGGCGCTGAACGAACGTTCGGGGGCGGTGCATGCGGGTGATGCGCTCCCACTTGCCCGACTCCGTGTCGCGTTCCCAGAACGGGAACTCCACGAAGCCAGCGCTCCGGCGGCGGAGGCGCATGGTCGCAGATGGGAGGTGTTCGAGCCGCTCGATGGAGCCGTCCGCGCGGCGCACCACCTCGAGGTAGCCGTTGCCGGTCAGCTCGAGGTCCATGCGGTAGCGCTTGCGCAGCCACTGAAGGCTGCCCTCGATACTGACGTACCGAAAGAAGCGCTTCAGGCGCAGGCGCTCTGCCTCGATGGGCTTCCACTCGGGGTCGCTTTCCTCGACGTCGGGCACCTGCGCGTCCTCGGCCTGAATGAACGCCACGCCGTGGCCGCCGATGTTCGTTGCCATGGCCTCCGCGCATTTGAAGACCGTGTCGCTCACCTCCGCGGTCCGGGCGAGCACATCGAGGTCGTAGGGCGGGCGGAGCACGTCACCGTCGGAGTAGTCGTCCTTGAAGAGGTCTATCGCCCGCGACTCGCCGGCGCCGCTCGTGTTCTCGACCGCTCTCTGCATGCGCTCGCGTTGCTTGGCCGTGGAGGCGAGCGGCTTCCACTCGCGTCGGCGGGCCCGGGCGGGGGTCTGCTCGGTCATCGGTCATCTCCTGCGCCGCAGAGCGGCTGTGGTGATCGCGGGCTTGGGAGCGGGCGTCGCTGCTGCGGGCTCCGCGGCTGCTCGTTTGGCGATGTGGGGAGGCACCTTGCCGCGCTTGATGATTCGGTCGCAGTACGCCTGATACATCCCGACCACGCACTCCAGAATCCAGAGCGAGAGGAGGGTGTCGTCGTGGGCCTCGGTGCCGTAGCCGTGGGCCTCGTTGACGAAGACGTCGACGAAGGCCTTCGACGCCGCGTCCCCGTAGGGCAGCACGTACTTGCCGTTTTCGAAGAGGGTCGCGATGCGCGGCAAACCCTCGGCGGCGTCCGTCTTCTTCGTGCTCGTGGTGGTGTGCGGCACGATGGGCAGGTCAGTGCCGCGCTTCAGCTCGATGGTGTGCAGCCGCCCAAACGCGTTGGACTCGAAGCCGACATACAGGGGGCGGAAGCGGGCCGCCTCGGCCTTCACGGCGCCGCGAAGCGCGCCAGGGGTAAGCCCTCGGGCTCGGTAGGCGCGTAGCACGTAGCGGGTCCACGTCCGGGTGTCGATGCCGACGGTGAAGCCTACGGTGAAGTCGGAGTCCTTCTCATCAGCCTCGCGCTTGTCGTCGAGCAGGGCCGGGTCCCATGCCTGAACGATGAGGTCGATGCCGCGCTGCTTCAGCCAGGGCTCGTCGATGTCCTCGGCGAAACTGATGGAGGGGTCGCGAGCGGCCTCGAGCCACTCCCGCCGAATCTGTGCGGAGCCGTCGTCGATGACGAACTGCTGCTGCTCGCGCAGCGATGCAATCCAGTTGTCCAGGAATTTGTCGCGGAGGAGCAGCTCGATGGGCCACTTCTCCGGCCACAACACCTCCGCGCCCGGCTCACACTGGATTTCCCGAATCACGTGGCGCCCCGAGTCGGTCACCTCCGTCTGGGCCACCCACTTCGTCCGGTCTGGCTCGACGGGCCGCTCGACACCGTCCTCACCCCGAGCGAACGCCGGAATTCCCCCGGGCCATTTGATGACCGCCTTGTCGTGGATGACGTCCCACAGCGGCGAGGCGATGGCGCGTCCGCCGGTGTCGTCGGCGTGCTTGCGCGTCATGATGATCATCGCCATGCCGTCGGGCTCGAGGAGCTCGAGGACGGTTTCGTTGAGCCACTTCCACTTGCGGTCCCGCTGGGTTTGGTTTCTGGTGTCCTGGTCGTTGTCGGGGTCGTCGATGATGATGAGATCGAAACGACCACCTGTGATGTTGCCGTAGACTCCCAGGGCCTCGACGGTCGGGTCCTTGGCGATGCGGTCGCGGTCGACGTAGAGCTGGTGCTGCGTCCACCTACCGCCGGTCTTTTTCCGGACTTTTCGCGTCGCCACCTTGGCGCCGCCGAGCCGCTGGAGGAGCGCCTTCGCTCTCTTCGAAAGCCCGGGGGTTTTGCGAATATCCTCCGGGACGTCCGTCTCTTCGTCCTCCTGCTGGACGACGATGCGGGGATTCCACGGCTTTCCGCCGCCGAAGTCCTCGAGGAGCATCACGTTGCGCTCGAGGTCGGACTTCACCGCGAACAACGACTTCTTCGCGCCGTCGTTGCGCCCGGAAATCATCAGAATGCGGATGTTTCGGTTCCGCGCGATCTCCATTAGCGGCACGACGCGTGTAAAGAACTCGGTCTTTCCGTGTGCGCGGGGGGCGAGGATGAGCAGTCGCTTTCGGCCCGGCCGCGCTTGGGTCCGCCGGAATATCTGGCCCCACTTCACCCAGTGACGAGGGGCTTGGAGCTTCAAATAGAGCGAGCCGAACACCACGTGCGACTGCTCCGCGCAAGAGCGCCGGAGCTCGGGCCGCGAGAGCACTTCCCTCGCGGCGAGTCGGTGGGCGTCCGACATGGCGCTCACGCACCCCCCACTCGAAGCAGGGCCCTCTGGCTCTCCTGGAGCCGGAGGTACGTCACCACGACGTGGAGGTCCTGGCGGCCGGCGGTGTACGGCTTGAGCACGAAGATGCCCAGGCCGCTGCTGCAGAGGATGTACTCCTCGCGCTCGAGGCCCACCCGGTCGTTGGCGCGCTGCAGGATGGCCTGCGCGAGCCCCAGCCCCATGCGTTGGCCGTGGGCGATGTCCCAGAGCATCTGGGGGTGGTCCACGCGCGCGAGGTCCTCGCGGGCGTAGCGGTAGCGGTCCCAGGCGTGCTGGGTGATGGTCGGCGGCCACCACCTGGGCGCCTCGGGTGGCAGCGCGGTGAGGCTCGAATCGCTGAGATGTTTCACTTGCCCTCCTGTTCGACGATGACGGCGTCGGTGGCTTCGATGGCGGGGCCGAGCACGAGCGCGCGCTCCATGGCGCGCACCACCTCGGGGCTCACGCGGGACATCTGCTGCTCCACGCGGAGGTCGGCACGGTGCTCCACGATTTGCGTGGGCGACCCGCCGGAGAGCAGCATCATTTCGAGGCACTTCTGAGAAATTTCCACCACCTTGTCGACGGTGGAAGTCGGGATGTGGGCGAGCTCGTCACGGCGCGGTATTGTCCCGGGCTCGTGGCCGAGCTGAGCGAAGCACCAGTTCTGAATCACCAAAATGAGCTCGTTCTGGTTGAGCGCCGAGACCCGCCGGCACTCGTCCACGGTGCGCTCGATCACCGGATGCAGCGTCGGCGCCATCTTCATTTCTTGCCACTTGCCCTCTCGGGCAGCGCGGTGGATGTCCTGGGACCGCATGCCGTACATGCGCGCCAAGTCGGCGATGGTGGGCCAGCCGCGTTTGCTATCCGAGCAGATGCACCCGAACACATAATCCTGCCGGATTTTGTCCCAGGGGATTTTCGAGCCCTTCATCGAAGGGTCCGACCGCCGCCTGAGCGGGAATCCGTGCTCGGTGAAGCCGTGCTTCTTCGCCGCATCCCGGGCGACGGTGGTGGCCTGGCTATTGGTCTTGGTCTTGGGTCTCATGCGGACATCTCCGCCGCGAACGCCCGCGCCTCTTCGACGGTGAGCCCACGAACCACGCTGCCGTCGCGAAGCGTGATCGACACGAGCCGGGGCTGGTACTGCTTCGGGTGTCGGCGGATGCGCTCGTGCACCAGCGGTCGGAGGTCCTCGTCGAGCTGCTCGATGGCCGCGGCGCGCCGGCGGTACACGGTCCCGCGAGCGAGCTTTAGCTCGCGGGCGACGTCCTTGACGTTTTTCTGTTGGTAGAAGAGCGCCCGGACCACTTCGCGGAGCTCCGGCTGCAGCCCCTCGATTTTCCGCGCCAGGCGCTCCTCGATGTCCTCCGCATCGCACTCCGGGACGAGGGCCCTCGTGACGGCCTGCGCGGCTTCCTCGCTCGCCTCCAGGAGGGCTGGTTGGTTGCGTTTCATGTCGATTCGTCCCTCCGGGTCCTCGACCGTGCCGAGGAGTTCACTGGTCCCCATGCTCACCCCCTTGCTGGGGATTTCGACCGGAAACTTCGGGTCGAACGTGACGGTGCGCAGCTCTGCCTCCATCGCTTCGCAGGGCGCGACGCAGGTCTTCCGAAGGGGGCAGGCTGCGCAAGACGTCACACACGCTCCTGTAGCTCCCTTGCTCGGTCGGCGAGGTCGAGAGTCTCTTTGGTGGCACGGGACAGCTCGCGCACCAGCGCGGTTGCCTCTGCCACCGAGATTTCCTTGCGCTCGAGCTGGGCTTCGATTTGCTCGCAGGTGTACTTGCCCAGCCGCTGCTGGACCTCGGCGAGCCGCACACCCAGATTGCGGACTTCACCGACACTTGCGGCGAGGTCAGCAGGGCCCGAAGTGGTCTCGGGGCCGAGCTCGGCGATAGGTGTTCCCCAGTCGGTGTCGGCCACGCCCTCGCGCCACACGCGCATCGCCACCGCAGGCGAGACGCCGCACTTGCGGGCGGCGTGTTCGTGGTCCCCCGGGCGCTCCGCGTAGGCCGCGACGAGCCGGTCGTAGATGCTTCGCTCAACCCGCATTGGAGCCACCTCCGCGATTGCGCGAGGCGCCGCCCTGCAGGCGCTTGACCATCGACACCGTCAAAAACTGGCGCGCGGTGCCGTGCACCGAGCCGTCCGGGTAGATGAGCCGGTGGGTCTTCGCCTGCCTGAACAGGCGTTCCGATGCCACGCGGTCGAGCGCCAGCGCGTCCTGCACGTCCGAGAGCTCGACCTTGGCGTTCGTCCACAGTTCCGCCCAGGCCTCCGCCGTGGG